TCCTCCCTTAGTTTTCATTCAGATTCTTTTCATTTGACCGGTAATGTGTCCTCTTCTAAATATCCAAGGTGTTCAATGGATTATATTTTGAATTTTGTTCCCTAAGTGCTACTCCCCAGATTGCCAGATACCTTTGCGTCATTGCAATATTGCTATGCCTGAGCATTTTTTGCAATGTGAAAACATCACAACCGTTCATCAGCATTCTATGGGCAAAAGTGTGTCTGAAAGTATGGGCTGATAAACGTACATCAGAAAAATTCATGATCTCTTTTAGTCGCTTAAAGACGCACTTTACAGCATTATCAGTGAGTTTTTTCCCCTCAACGTCTGTAAATACATAGTCGGGAATCTCACCAAACGTCTGCTCACAAAATACCCTGTACTCGCAAAGTTCTTTGATCAGTTTCTTGGTTAACGGGATAGAACTTTGCTGTCGCTTCTTGCCAAAAACGATAATTGTACCGTTTTTCAAGTCAACGTCATTCCAGATCAGATTGACCAATTCGCCTAATCTAACGCCTGTTCCAAGCAAAAACACAATCATAGTGTAATCTCTGTAAGCAAAGAACGATTTTTCGCGTTGCTTTAATCTCCTGTAGTAACTAAGCATTTGATGAATGTGCCTATCTTGGAATACTTCAATTTTTATGTCCTCTTTCCCATACCCAATTCTTTTAGCAGGATTTTGTTTTTGTGTAATGACTTCGATCTCTTCAAGGTAATTAAAGAAGATTTTCAGAACATGGAGTTTACTGTTTCTGGTCGTTACATTGTTGTTTCGTTCTTTCTGACAATACATCAGATAATTTTTAATGATATTAGGTGTTACGTCACTCACATCGACAATTTCTTGTTTTCCGCAGAATTCTTGAAACTCATTGAGGGATGACATGTACGTTTCGATTGTTTTAGGCGATAAGTTTTTAAATTCTCGATCCTCCTTGAAATCTTTAATGGCAAACTTTAATAACACGAAAAAGCACACTCCCCTCCAGTTTTCTGATACTGAAAGAAAGTGTGCTTTCTATTTGAAAGCGTGTTTGTATTCGACCACAACATTTATTATGTTGTCTAATCGTCTACAAACCCTTGATATACCTGTTATGGTGATCCGGACTGGGTTCGAACCAGCGACCCCCACCCTGTCAATTTGATCAACCATATTACAAATAGTTAACCGTACTGCACAAACCGCATTCTACTGCGGTTTTTCTTGTATCCAGTTAATTTAAATTTACCTGTTTTCTTTAAGTGCGTTGTCAATTTGGTTGTCAATGCTGTTGTCAAAGAGCCGCTGAGGTTGTTCATGATGCCGTTATTCCTGGAAGGCTCTCGTCTGCTCATTACGGTGATTGGCTAGGCCGTAATTTGATACCTCCCTTTTCCGGGCCGTCGTACCAATCGAGATTTTTTTTAATCCGGTTCACTCCTGTCCCCGGTCTTCCCCTCCTCCACAAAACGGCAAGATTGTCCGGTTGCAATTTCAGCCAACACCAGTTTGCAGCGATCCGGTAAATCAGTCTTAAATGGGTTGATCTCTACTTCCTTTCCATCAATCATCATGTAATGAGCCACTATCTTGATGGTTGGTCGTTTGCGTCTCTTAGTTCTTGTCAAAGTTAAGAACTCCTCCTACTTTGTCGAGAATTCTTACCTGATGCCGGCCCTTATTCTTTCCCACTTGTTCAGAAAGTATTCCTGCTCACCGGTCAAAGTGGGTGAATTGTTCACCCCAACTCCTGTTCTTTCTTTTTGAATTAAGTTACTTAAATCTATTGACAGCGTAGAATTTGCTTTTTATGATTTAAGTAACTTAATTCAATAAGGAGTGATCATATGGCACGAGGTGGGAAACGACCAGGCGCTGGACGCAAGGCACTGGGAATTACACGCAAGGTATCGTTAACGCTTACGGCGAAGGAATGGGAACAGATTGAAGCATCTGGAAAGACTGTGGCAGCTTTTCTTCGTCAACTGATGCAGCAGCCAATGCAAGGGGCCTCTGTCGATACGGTTCACTACTGGAAGGAAGAAGCCGAGAACCACAGGAAGCAAGTGATGGAGGCATTCGAGGAAATCGGTAGATTGCGAATCAAGTTAGAAAAAAGTAACTCAAGTCAGAACGTCGAACGACTCACTCGGCGTGAAGTAGAGCATTTGTGGATGATCTGCTCCGAGGATTACAGCGACAAGCCAGCTGTGGTATTGGCAGAGGCAAAGGATGCACTGTTTCGTAATCTATTCCGAGCAGGCGAAGACCTAACGGAGATCAAAACTCACCCGCAGTATGTTTGTCCCTTCACGAACAAGCGCTTTGGTTCGCCAGACAAACTGATTCGCGCCGCGATCCCGCGACTTATTCAATCGACGGAACACCACTTCCGCTCCAAAAAATCAATTACTGATACAAAAAATTAAAAAAGCCGTTCCCGTCCTGGCAGACATGAGAAACGGCTTTTGAACCACCAGGCAGCGCCTGATGGTTATATCTTAGCATTAGGCCCTGCTCTGGAACAATCCAGGGAGGGGATTCCATGCACGGGAATGTGGTGAGCATCGTCAAAACTCAGACCAACGATCTCTACGTGCGAGAATTTCTGCTGTACATGAAAAGCGACAAAGGGGCGCGGCCGAAGACGCTGACTGGGTACGAAACTGATCTGCGCCGGTTCATCGGCCATTTTACCACGCAAGACGTGCTGGAGCTTCGGCAGCAGGATATCCGTGAGTACAAATTCAGTCTCGTCGACGCTGGTCTGGCGCCACGTACCGTCAATCGGCATATGTCCGTGATCCGGTCGTTCTATGAGTACTTTGTCGATCACGACGACTACGACATCGTCAAAAACCCGGCCAAGAACATCCAGGGGATGAAGGTGCCCAAGACGGTGCCGATTACGCTTGGGGAGCAGCAGGCAAAAACTCTGCTGGACGGGATTATGCTGACTGGAAGGTATGCGATCCGCGACTACGCCATCTTTGCCACGTTCCTTTTTACTGGCGTTCGGGTGAGCGAGCTGATCACCTTGAAAACATACGACGTCAACTTCGAAGAGGGGTACATCCATGTGCGGGACGGGAAAGGCGGTAAGGACCGGGTGATCCCGATGATTCCGCAGTTGGTCAACGCGCTGCAGCTCTATCTGCAAAACGGGATCGTGTATGAGGAGATTCAGAAAAAGAAGAGGAAGAGGAAGAGTCGACACGAAATCAACCGGTACCGGTGCGGCAGGAAATACTTTGTCACGAATGAGGACGACCAGACCTTGTTTCTGACCAAATACGGTAAGCCATACAGCGAGAAGGGGATCGACTGGCTGTTCAAGTCATATGCCAAGAAGCTCGGCATCTACAAGGACGGGCTCAGCCTCCATGCGCTGCGGCGTAGCTGCCTGACGTTCCTGCACAAGCAGGGAGTGGACCTGTTCGTCTTGAAAGAGATCAGCGGCCACGCTCGTGTCCAGACGCTGGAGCACTACCTGGCGATCGACACGAGCAAGGTCATGGACGCCATGAAAAGGCACCCGCTCCACAGCCATCAGCTTGATCATGGACTAGTGGAGATGGTACGGAGCAGATAAAAACAAAACAAAGCCCTCCACCGGCTTCCCGGCAGAGGGCTTCTCTTATGGTCTAGGTATCCCGGCCGCATCCCGCAGTGCATTGGCAGCGTAGTGCGCAGCATCTTGGACCTTTTTATCCGCACTTGCCATCCAAAGTGATCCCAAAACACTGATCACTTTCTCGGCCGCTTCTTTATCAACAGAGTTATTTACAGGCTTATCCACATTTTTCATACTCGTATCCCACCACCCTTCGTCGCCGAACGACTCATTGAAATCCACCGTATGGCCGGCCAGCGTCTGGCCGTTTTTGTACTGGTAGATGTTTGTGGCAGCAGAGAGGCGCCCCTTACTCCATGCATACGTCTGCCAGAAGTGGGCACATGCTCCGCGACGGGCCATCTCTTCCACGACGGCATAAGAACCGTATACTCCCACGTTATAGCCGGGCAGCTCCTTGGCTGCCGCTCTCAGGTATGCCTCGATCGCGTCGTAGTCCTTCGGCTGCGCGTCGAAGTCCACGGCGAAGTAGATGGCTGTGCCGGCCGGCTGACCAATTGCCTTGGCCTCTTGGTAAGCTGCCTTTCCATCGCGGGTGCCGTTCGGAGCGCCGCCTGCTGCGTCATTGGCGCCGCGTTGGAAAACGGACACGATCTTCATACCGGCGGCCGTGATCGCCTCGGCTTCTGCCCTGGTCAGGCGCTTCCATGCCATGCTGACAGGGACCAGGTAGCGGCAAACAAAACGCATGCCTGCCGCCGCCATCTCTTTTGCTTTTTCTGCCGTCAAGGGAACTGCACAATCGATACCTTTAGTTGCTGCCACCTTGATCCCCCCTTTCATTCAACTGTTCCATGATCTGCTTGAAAAAAGCAGGAAACGGTACGCCAAGGTGCCCCAGGTTTTCGAGAATGGAGATACCTTCTCGACCGATGTAGAAGTACAAGGCCAATGTCCTGAACACCGGCGAGTCATTCCCCATGAGCTGATCCAGCATGACGGCCAGACCAACTACGAGCAGAATAACACTCTTTCGCACTCCGCCCCAGAACATAACATCCGAGTCCACTTTTTTGTTTTTGATGGCCCCGAGCAACCCCGTGATATAGTCTGCGATCATGGCATATACCAGTAGCTTGAGGGTGATGTCCCACCCCCCAAGAAAAGCGCTTGCCGCTGATCCAACAACGGCTACAGCCCCACCAAAGGCTGCTTCTTTTCCATTCGTTCCAATTGCTGCTGTGATCAAAGTGTTTTTAATGCTCAATGGTCTTTCCTCCTGGCCCCAAGGGCAAAACTAATGTCCCGCTCGGCACGGGGCGGGCTCACGGTCTTGATGCAAAAAGGGGAGCCACGTCTGCAGCTCCCCATGAAAAAACGCCTTCTCTCGTCGAACTGAGAAAAGGCGTCACTGCGGCTCGTCTGCGCACTGGACATCAGCCAGATGGGAAAGACCGAGCTGCCGCAGTTGTCCGCGAACGTCTTCGCGGATGGATTTTGGCACGTCGCAGATCACTATATCCCCCTCAATGATGAGGGCCGAGTAAATAGCGATGATAGCTTTCACGGGTTCGTCACCTCCTTTCAGGAGATACAAGAGCAAGTTGATAACCATTCGCCTAACTGTCCTCATCAAGCAGTTTTTGCACCTCATCTCTCAGACTCTCCGGCACCTGGTCAATTGTCTTGTCCCCTTCCCGAATCAAATCAGCGTATATCGATGCAACGATAAGCACTACGATGTCCCTCCTGACTGTTGTTGTTGAATCAGCAACTCATACAACTCCGTCACGGCCAGCATGAGCGTCTTTCGGTCGTTTTGGAGTTTTTGGATGGTGGAATGAAGGTCGGCGTTCTCCTCTTCAAGCTGAGCGATTCTGGCCTCGGGGCTCTGCCGTTCCTCTTCGCGAATCTGCGAGATTGGCTTTTGTCTTTTCAACTCAATCAATCAAACGCACCCCCAAACCCGTTGATAAGGATTTTTTCTGTTGCCGTCCCTTTCAGGAAGGTGAAACGGATGCTGACACCCCAATTGGCTGCCGTCTTCGTTTCGTTGGTGAAGATATATCCGCGGCCGGCGGATACGGGGCCGGTAACATCTTCCCAGGTCGGCTGCGCGTCGAAGGCGTTGTTGCACGCCTCCACGATATACGAGGCGCCGGATGGGATCACAGCATCAAGCGTGACCAGGATACGGTTGGCCTTCGCGTCGGTCAGGAACGGTTCATCAAGTTCAAAGACGATCCGGTCGTCCGTCCGCGTGAACGTGTAAATCCGTTCTGAATACTGGCCGGCGCTGTCGGTGGCGCGGACTTTCAGCGTGTGCTGTGCAAGGGACGTGCGGAGCCATTTATCGGTTGGGACAGTCACTGTATACTCCTGACCGGCCACACCCGAGAACGTTCGCAGCACTTCTCCGTCCAGATACTCCGTGATGGTGAACGACTGGCCCTCGGGATCGCTCACGGTATATGTCTGGCTCGGCGCGACGCTTATTACGCCCAGGTCCGTGTCGGTTCCAGAAATGGTCGGCGGCCGGTTCCAGATGACGCGGAACTTGCGTGTGATCTCTGCCGACTTGCCGCCCTGGTCGTCCTCGGCCCATACGGTGAGGGTGTGGTCGACGCCTTCAGCCAGATCGACGCCGGCAACGTCCGTGCTGCCGTCCCAAAGTCGTTTGTTGCTGTAAGTGAGGGCCTTGGAAAAAGATATAGGGCTGCTGCCATCCGAGACGCCGGAGGCGATAGCCCTAGCTGTTCCGCCGTTGATCTTGAACTTGACCGTCACCACGTTGCCGCTGTCAGTGTCGCCGGCCGATCCCTGGATGCTGAACACGTTACCTTCGGATAATGTTTGATTGTTAAGAGGGGACGTTAGGTTGATTGATGGGTTGTTGTTGATCAGTTCTTTATATAGCTTGTAAGACGCCGTTTGATTTCCCTGTGGAATATTATCATTAGCTGTCGTGTATCCACTACCAAACGGCCCCATAGACTGAGTAAATGATGTTGAAGTGAAAACACTAGATTCAAGTGTCTTCATCCCGGCTTTTGTGGGTATTTCCAGTACAAATTTCCATCTATACTTGTTGAAAACCGATGATGATATCGGACTAAAAGAAACACCACTACCAATTTCTGTATCAACATAAGGGATAACATTCCCACCGTTCAACTGCGCCTGTACAAATGCAGTCCATCCAGAAATTTCGACGTTTTTGTACTCGCTGACACTTTTTGTTTCATGAAGAGTATATGCCATGTTTCTCCCCCTTTCGTCTTAAATGGCCGTTATCCGAAAGTTTCCTCATGCTGGAATCACACCTCCAGGCGGGCCTGTGCCTCATTGAAGTAACCACGAGTGAGCACAACTCCATCAAGTGTCGTGAACACTTTTGAGAACAGGTTGTGCGTGAAGCTGTCCGGGAATGTGGACTTGATAAGCTGCACCTCGTTCCTGAGACTCGAAATGGCTGCCTCAAATTCGCCGCGTGTAATGTGGATGTCTTTGTTGTTTACATGCTCATCGAAGTCAGAAACTGCAACAAAGGCTGTTGAGGGAATAGTTGCCGTCACCTCAGTTGCACTGCCGACAACCACGTTGATCTGAAACTCCCGAGAGAACGGGCCTGCCGCGATCGCCGGGATGTAGTCTCCATTGCTCCCGGCATTCGCGTAGGCGTACAAGATCTCCCCGTAATCCGGATCATTGGCGTACAACCCGAGCTCGCAGGAATAGGTTGTCTGTGTGATCTCCATGTTTGAGAAAACACCCTTGACGTGAGCCGTGTCTCCGGTCGCCGTGATTGAGTTTATTTCAAAGTAGCCGATCGGACGGACTAGCTCCGTTAGGCTCCTTGGGTCCCCAGAATACGAACCGGAACCGATCCCCATCTTCGTGAAGACGAGCGGAGATCCGGTCTGCGCCTTCGCATACAGCCTCCTGCCCAAATCGGTGATAACCATCTGTCCGTATAACGCCATTTACTCCGCCCTCCTTTTGATCTACTCTGGAACCTCACAAGCAATCTGTACTACATCCCTTTCTGTCACGAGCATCCCCACGTAATCAACTCGGCTGAGTTCGGACTCCCAGGCGATGTCTAAGCGTACCCCTGTTGGCTTCGGGATGATGTATCCGACGGTCACCAGGTGGACGCTTTGCAATCCGAGCTCGCCCCGGATGGTTGCCTTCATGCTCATGTCTTGGTTATCCGTGATCCGCAATTTTGCACCGGGAAACAGATCATCCCATAACTCGTATATTTTCGGTATCGTTCCGTCCCACTGGTTCTGCGCGATCTTGGCTTTCAACGCGGTACGGTAGTCCTCGTCGTTCAGTACTGGAGACGTGCCGTCGGGAAGCTGGAAAGGCAGATACCTTGTTCTGCCGATCAGCTCTCCTTGAGTGTCCAGCTGCACCCCAACAGCATTCTCAATGTCAAACGCGCTTGGTATGCTGTTTGCTGCAGTGGCCGCGGCGTCTATTTTTTCAAGCAAGACGGTCGCCCAGCGGATAAACTTGTCTTTGTCGCGATGTTGAGAAGTGATCAAGTCCAGATACGGCGTGATAGACATGCCCCGCCTCCTATCCTGCAATGTTAACTGTAACGTTCTCAGGTGAGCACCTGGCCGCCTCGTTAAAGAGAAGCGCAATATCGGTAGTCCCTTGCGGCTCTCCCGCCCTTGCAGCCGTCAAACTGACGATGGAGAAGTACGGGTTTGTCGGAACCCGGTTGGCTTGCAAAGCTGCGCCCCACAGGCTGGATATGGCCAAACTGCTGCCGATCTGCAGGCTGTTGATGAACTCGGCCACGTATTCGGTGATATCGCCGGCCGTTTGAGTGGTATAACCGGTCAGCCTCCTCACGCTTACTACAACGTCTATATCCACGTAAGCCGGCCGGAAAAATCTGATCGGGGTGGACTCTCCGTACTTATCCGTTACCGTTACGATCGTCGTGCCATTGGTATAGCAGCCGGGCGTCTTCCGATTGAAGAGAGTTTGAGCTATATCCTCATCGGCGCCACCTTCAACGACAGCAGTAATTGAGTGTGGAGGATGCCTCATTTCGTTTTCCACATCCGTGTCGTTTTCGTACACCTCATAGCGCGTGACGCCGCTTATCGCTGCGATGCCGCCTTTTATACCCTCCAGCACCGTTCGGCTTGGATTGGCCGTGCTGATCGCCTGGCGGGCACGTAGCTGTGGATCTGTTTCGGTGTGCCTTCCCGGGATCGCCGGCTCGGGGTTCGTCACACTGGTCCAACCCAGGGTCGGTGTGACAATTCCGGTAATAGTGTTGGGGGCCGCCTCGATTGGCCCGGGCACCTGACAAGTGGCTACCGTAGTAACGATCCCGTTTGAACCGATTGTCACTGGAGACAGCAATACCCACTGATTCCCGCCTGCATCAGAGACAACTCCATTCGTGATAAGCGTTCCGGGCGTACCAGTCAGTACCACCGTTGCTTTCGAGGCTGTGCTTTTCAGACGCCTTATGCCGTTTACTCCTACGATGACATCCAGTCCCGTACCTACGGCGGTTGATGGCCCCCTGCTGTTGTAAACGGCTTGGCAGGTTAGGTAGGCGTCATAGAGCTTGTTTGCAAAAACGGAGATGAGTTGATAATCCTGGCTGTCGTTTCCGAGATAGATGTCCTGACCAAATATTTGCTTGGCTTGATCGATCAACTCGTCACGGATGTCTGTGTAACTTGGTATGTGGAAGCCGGTTTCGTCGATGTATGGTGTGAAGTAGGCCATTTTCCTTTTCACCTCCATCAGAACGTAGTCGTAATCGGGAGCGTCTCGCCGAATGTCGTTTCTACACTACACTGGCAAGAGTACGCGCGGCCATCGTATGAGCTTTGAAAATCTACAATTCTGGAGACATGTGGCGTGCCCATGATCCGTTCTTGTACGAGCAAATCAACCGCTCGCAGACTATCCGGATGCCCTTTTACCCCGAGGATGTGTTGAAAGAGAGGTAGGCCATCGTCCATCTGCTCCCACCATTCGTTCATGAGAAGTTTCAAGCGCGTGTTGATAGCCTGTTTAACAGCATCCGCGCCGGACAAGAATGGAAGGCCCATGGTGTAGTCTCCGCCGACCATCGGACGATAGATCATGTATCAACCTTCCCTCCTCCGTTTATCCAGCTGTTGTAGTGCTCGCTATCCGTGATATTCACACCGTTCACGCGGACCCGCGGCGCGACAAGATCAATCGCGTCCTCTGTGATGCGGACAAACTGCGCTCTGCTCTCATCGCGCAGCTCCACGTGTTTGGTTGAATAGTCCTGCAGACGTCTCGGCTGGGACCACAACCCGGGGATGGCGATCGCATCCGAGAGGTCATGCCGGCGCTTCTCAATCTGGTTTTGCACCCCTCCCAGACTAAACCACGCGTCGATGCACATGTCCGAAAAGACCACCAGGCACTCATCGCCAGGTCGGACCGGAAACGTGAGGACATACCCGCCGCCCCTAGGGAAGACGATCGGAACGTCCTGCAGCGAAGGAATGGCTGTCCAGGCGTACTCCATGTTCTCCTGCCGCACGTGCTCACGAAGTGCAATCTGTACCGTGGCTGTTTGCGTAATCGGATCAAAGTCTTGTATAATGCCGGGGACACTGACACGAAGTGAGTTAAAAACCTTATCGAGCAACGTGTTATAAAACTCAATGCTGTTTTCTTTTATACGCTCGCTGACGGGGACTGACAAATGACTCACCTCCAAGGATTTGCACTGGGCGACGACATCAGGCCCGGTACGACGCCACCGGCTTGGGAAACGGCTGTACACTCCGTGTACCACGTATCACCTCGGGTATCACCGGTGTGGCGCAGCTCAATTATCCGGTAAATCCCCTCTGCATCCAGCGCACGCGGAATCTGACCGAACTGGTAAGTCTGCGCTTGAATCAGGCTGTTGTTGATCCGAACAAGCGAGTTGAGTTTCAATCGCGGATTGAGCAGGCACTTAAAGCTCACCCCGTAATCGCTCTGCTGCGGTGTGCCAATCAAGCCCGACTCCGGAGCCAGGTCAACGATTTCGTTTGGCGGATAATCGGTCGCCTGGATGATATTTACCTTGCCGTCCTCCATGTAGAACGTAGCAGCGTTTGAATGGGCCAACTGCCTCAAATAGTCCTTTGCCGTACCGAAGAACACTTTACCGCGCGTAAGCTTGGCCGTTGAGAGGCCATCCGAGATAAATCCCAATTCCATTGGCAGCCTAGCTTTGCTGGCGACATTTTGGACAATATCCCGAGAGGTTTGCCCCTTGGACACAGAAAAAGCGACAAAGCCAAAGTTGAGCGCTCTGTCGCTGTCTATGGAGTTCAACGTTAGCTTGTACGTCACACCGTCTTCTTTGCCGCGGATCGGCTGAACAACATCCCCCCGAAAAATCAGTCCGTATTGCTCACCTTCATATCCTGCCTCCAAGATGATGGTATCCCCTTCATTTATGATCTGGTTCTCTGTAGCAGCACTCAAGTTATAGATGGTCACCGTTGAAAACTGCGGCTGCATCATGGTCTTTTGAACATCAAATGTGCACCTCAACTGTGATACGTCAAGCGCCGTACCTTTCGAGTTAGCTACCAGTACACGGTATCGTCGCCCATACAGGACGTTACCGTACCTTTGGCTGTTCGCAACCACACCGTAGTTTGTTGAGGGGATCACCACATCATTGAATTGGCTCGGGGCTTGATCGCTGCCAAAGCCCCCATATACAGACCCGATAGGAGCAGACGCGACGGCTGCGGCGCCAGCCCCGCCGGTGTACTTTAAATAGATGTTTAAACGACGCTGGTAATCGGAATCCGGGATCTTCGGGCCGACATATATTTTGGAAAACTCTCGAAAATCGCCTTTGGCCGCTTTCCAAGCCCTGCCGATCACACGTACAGCTACGGCCGTAGCAAAGTGGTCATTGCTCAGGACAAGTTTGGTCTGCTCCTGCAATGTTGATGGCCAAACCAGGTGAAATCGTTCAGCTGCCCACTTGAAAGAGTCCGTATGCCACTTCGGCCACACTTGTCCAGGGCCCAGAGCGTTTCCATGGTCGCCCGTTATATTCCTGAAATTCGTCTCTGCTTCCAGTGTAGCCAGTACGATATTGACATCTACACCCTGTACCTGTGCTTCATAAATAGCGAGGCTCTTGATGTCTGCCACGCCACCATCTCCCCCCAGATCTGACGAAAAGAAAAACGCCCCAAAAGGAGCGGTTTAATGAAAGTAATCATATTTTCACTTGCATCCGGCCGTTTTCCCAGTAACTGTTTAATTTAAGATCTATGTGCTCATTTCCATCGTATACCCTTAAAATGCAGGTAGAAGGGTCGACCTTTTCAGATACCCCAAAGCAGACATTCACGGTAATGGGCAATAGCTTTTGGAGAGGATAAGCAAAAAATTGTTGTACCCATAAAGATTCCTCATCGAGCCCGATTTCAGCAGCCCCGATTTCTCGACCGTCTGGAAGTACCAATTTAAAAATTATAGTATCTCTTTGGTCTGCAGGCACAAGGCTAGTAACACCAAGCTGCAGGACCAAATCATACCGACTGTTAGTGAGCTTCGCTTCCTGATACAATCCTTTCCGGACTCTTACAAACGTCCGGCCAGTCGAAGCCATATCAACTGTGTCTGGAAATGTCTTCAAAAGGTTTGCATAGTTATCTTCTACAAATTTTCTTTTGTCTTTAGCCTCTGCAATATCTTTAGCTGTGGCCGGCAACCCCCTGATTGGTTGTTCTTTCTGCAGAGTTGTCACTGTGTTTGCTTTCATCGGGGTCTCAGCTGCATACGCTACGTTCGCAGTGAGCGAAGCTACAATAAATACCGCGAGAAGCACTCTTAAAAAGCTCATCCAATTACCCCCTAATTTATTGATTAACGGTATACTACCATAAAAAGGAGGGTTTTTTGTAGAATTTTGCTAATGATCGTATTTTGGAAAGGGCCCTTTACTCAATTTATGAGGTATTGTCTCCCCATAACACGAAATGGTCTCTTCCCAAAGATTCAAATGTAGGCATTGTGCCATCACCCGTAACCGAAACGAGCACTGCACTTCCAATTTCCAAATAGCTATATTGACTCAACAAGTTAGCAGCAGGATATTCTCCTGGCAGCAAAGGTAAAGAATCAACCAATAACTTTCCCGTTTCATGGTCGGTAATAGACATAAACCAGTACCCACCCGGTGTGTTGTACGTCAAAGAAAAATCCAGTGTGATGTTCTTGGAATCGACAGGAAGCGTGCAAGTAAAGTTTTGATTCATGGACGGGACAATCGGCAAGATAGTGCTCGGCATAAAATCACCCTCCAAACAATTTGCTCATCGCCTTGTCAACCCCCCATTGCTTTAGAACGCTCTGATTAGGGTCGCCGGGTTCCAACTTCCCACGATTTGCCCGATCCGTCACAGCCGGTTTGCTGCTGATCTTCACCGTCCGCACCTGCGCGACGATGATCTCTCGCAGAGTCACTGTGCACCGCAGCCCCCACAGCGTCGTGAAATCGTCAGGTGCAGAGATCTCTTCTATGAGCATGTTTTGGTACAAACCCAAACGGGTGTGCACCTGGAGCGGAACGCGCAAGGCCTGCAGTTCTTGCAACACCTTGAACGCTTGCACGGACCGGCTCCAGCCGCCCGTAAACTGACCTGGTATGAGACCGGTCGCCGTGTCCGACATCCCGATCTCCATGGTCAGCTCTTTGGGTTGTAGAAAAGCGTGATCCGTGAGTGCAGCTCCCGTCTGGACCGGGTGTTGGGTGATGTTCAGACGGCTGGTGTGCGTCGATCGCAAGAAAGCGTCAAAAAACCAGCCGCCGATGTTGGTCTTCAGGTAGACGAGCGACGCGATAGGCTGAGAGCTGAGGTCCAGAATTGGATTGATCGCCATACAATCACTCCTATCCGAAAGCGGGACGCATGCTGCGGATATTCATGCCCGTCCATATTTGCCCTACTTCTTGAGCAGCAGCTTTCGGGTCAGTGCTGGTAATGTAGAACGTAGGTTTGTTTTCGGTCCTGATGATTGTTTGATTGGAAGTCGTGCTTGCTGTGTACATGTAGCTGCTCGGCAGTCCGCCCATACTCATATCATGGTACTGTCGGAGTGCTTCCGGGTTAATCATCATGGCCAGCAGGTTAAAACCTTTGTTCAGGTCCTGATTGAAACTGCGGAACCCCTTTACAAGCTCCGATTCATTCAGCGCCTTTTTGAATGATGGCTCCATTCCCTTTGGTAGGTTAGTGACACTGGTATTGATCTTGTCTGCTTGTTTGCTTGACTCGGCTGTACCAGAGAGAAACGGATTCGGTGCGTTCTCATCCACAAACATGAAGTTGAAAAAGTCTTTGATCTTCCCGCCGTAGCGCTGGCCGAACTCAGCTTCCCGTTTCCTCAGCGCGTCCTGCTCTTTTAAAGCCTGCTGCAGCCCCTCGTCGTCCCCGGATAGCCATGCACGTGCAATCTTTATGCTGTTTGTGATGCCGTCGATCGTATTCTTGACCAGTTCAAGCGCGAACTTCAGCGTCCCGGACACGAAGTTCCCGATCCCCTCCAAAACGCTCTGCACTTCTTCCAGTTCCAAAAACTTGGAGACCAGATCGGCTACCCAGCCAATCGTTTCGTTGATCTCTTTACCGAGATCAATGACCGAGTCGATCAATCCGGATAAGATTCCTTCGTCATTCAACTCGTCAAAGAAAGCCGTAACCCAGCCCCACAGACCTTGCACAATCTTGAACAACAGCCCAAACGTTGACGACCACGCGCTCTCCAGGGTATCGAGATAGCCGCGCTCTTGCAACTTGTTGTAGAGCTGCTGCAACCAACCCCATGCTCGTTTAAGCCAGTCCTCGATCGTTCGAAATACGTTGTCAAACGCTTTTCCCAACCGATCGATGGCGCCAGTGTCTTTGAGGAGCTTGTAAAAGTCCTGCAGCTTCTTCCACAGCGGGCCGAGAGCACTTTCGCCGCCTTCCAGAAACGTGTAAAAGTCGTCAAGAAGCAAAAGCAACGACGTCAAAAGGGCGAATATGATTCCAAGCGGCCCTGTTTTCAGCAGTACGGCCAGCCCTAGCAAAGACGCTCCGATGATCTTGATAGTCCGCGGGATACGATCGCCGAGTTCTGAGACTAGCCGAAGCACATCAGCGCCTGCATGAATGAAGGTCGCACCGAGACGACCAACCCAACTCAGTACCTGTGCGATATTCTTCGACCAATTCGGCATGTTCTGGATAACGTTTTTGTTCATGGCCTGCAAAGTGGTTTTAACCCTCACCAACGGCCCTTCCAGGTACTTGAACAGGTAATAGCCGATCCACTGCAGCCCATATGTCGCTTCCAGGCGCAGCCGTTGAAACTCGAACTGGATCGACCGTATGAACTTCATCTGGTTCTGAAACTCAGGTGGAGGCTTCATCTCGTTTATCGTGGAACGGAGCTGCTGAAAGTTCCGCATGAGCTCTGGACTGAGGTATAGGTCTTCGATCGTAGCGCCCATGGCCTTTAGAGTGTTGCTCAGCTCTGCTGCAGCATCCTTTGATAGCCACATCCGCCGGGCGAACTTCTCAGTCTCCAGATCGGCTTTTGCCAGACTGCCGAGAAAGGTCAGGATACCGATGCTCGCGGTGGCCATCGCGCTGACAACAGCCGTACTCGCTAGGGCGAAGTTTCGGATTGTCGACCCCGCAAAGCTTTTGACGCCTTGTTCGAGCGTATTGATCGTTTTATCTGCTGCGTCAAATGACTTCTTGTCTACCTGCATCCCGAGCGAGACCAAGTACTCTTTGATCACGTCAATCATCTTAGCGTCCCCCCTTCCTGCTGCAGTCTGGCCGCTTCTTGCGCTCTGCGTATATTTTCTTCCCGCACTGCCATGATTTCGTGAGCGTCCAACAGATCATCGATGTCGAACACATCCTCAACGACATCCCGGTGTTGCCAGAGACCGCCGAGGACAGGGGCGAACAGAAACTCGTCCACGTTAATCAGTCTTGCCGGGATGAAGTCAAGCCGGCCATTAGTCCACTCAGGCCGCTGTCTTGAAAAAAACCGGTCAGATTGAATCCGAGCGCGTGGATCGTCAGTTCCATGACGGCTGCCGTGTCGTCCTCCAGGTCCGCTACCCCAAACGAGCCGTTTTCGTTCAGCACCGGTGCGGGCCCGGCGGGCAACAGCTCGAAGCAGACCCGAAGAGCTTGCTCCTGGATGTAGTTGAAGTCTTTTTCCGACATTCTGGCGAGCGGCTCCAAAAAGCCCGAGATATCAAAGTCATCGGGGTTAAAATCCTCGATGCCTCCCGCCCTCAGTTTCATGCGAGAAAACATCGGCGCCAAAATCGAAGTCAACTTGATGATCATGAAAGAACCCACACGGGCCGAAAATTTCCGAATACGGAACTTCCGGCCCTTCACCTCAACGTCTTTGTAGTTCACGCGCGGTTGCATGCCGTTCCCTCCCTAAAAGTAAAAAGAGCTTTTAGGCTCTTCTTTAAAATGTATTGTTCTATGCGACTGTCTGATCGACGTCAGCTGCCATAAGCACCCAGCTCACCTGCTGCCCTTGTGCCTGGTACGGCTTATCCGGCAGCTTCTGGAAAGATACACCGGTCGAGCGGATCAAATCCTGCATGTACGGTGAACGAATCGTAAGGCTGATCCTAGCCCACTCGGATGCCGGCGCCTGCTCCAGGTAGTTGTACAACTTCGTCAGCCACTTGTTCAGATCGGATGTCTGTTGAACGGAAATAGTGTGGCTGCCATTGCGCCCAACAATCTTTGAGACCATGACCGACCCGTCGGCAGAGACATCATGCACCGTACGCTCAGTCGTCATGGTGGTAGTGATGCTGCCAAGACCTTTTCCAGTCGCCACGTACTGCCCTACCGACGGGTGCGAGATCACCAGCGATACGTCCTCAAAGCTGTATGTTGTATACGCCACTTACCTTCACATCCTTTCTAGCGGTTGACCGTCACATTAATAACCACATGTTCGATCGCCCCGGCCATCTTTACTGGTACATAAATCGGTGGAGCCTTCCGAGCTTCACGGTCTTCTTGCGTTTGGCTTGCGATGCTCTCGGCCAACACCAAGTATCCTTTCGACAGCGTATCGCCTCTTTGTAAGGTCAGCACAGGTGAGGCCTTCCACACACCCGGTGCAATGGCTCCCCGGACTACCGACTTTTCACACTGTTCCTCAATTGCGTTGATCAAAAGCGACATCCCGTCCTCGGTTTGCGGGATCTTTGCCGCTCGCACAAGAGCGTTGACCGCCCCGATCTGGATTTCTGCCGTGAGCATATCCAGATTCAGAACTTCGTCAAAGGGTACGCCGTTTGCCATAGTGCCCTGTACAAGCAGTTTGTAGTTGGTCCCGTAGTGCGTGTATGCGTTGCCGTTCAGGGCGAGGATTTTCTGCACCTCTGTCGTGGAGAGAGGCTCAGGGGTTACACCAACCAATGATTTGTAGGCCAACGTGTACGCAGAATTTGCTCCGCCGGTATTCGCGCCCATCGCATAACCCATTACGGCAGCCGCTGCATGCTCAGTGGTACTGAACATACCGAATGTACGTTTGTAGCCGGCACCCTTCAATGCCTCCATGATGTTCCCCGGTGTCCCATTCTTCACGGCCTCGTCATTCGTCGTGTAGAAAAACGTCGACTCTGGTTTCATTGCTTCTACAGCTGCAGCTACCTCCTCGATCTCTTCGGGAGTCGCATTCACAACGTAGCAGCCATACCAGTCATTATTCGCGGCGCGGCAAGCATCTACGGCATCAACTGCCGTTTCCCCGGTCCCATCCCATCTGCCCACCACGAGTTTCGATGGAGTAGGAGATTGGCTGAAGTATAGTGCAGCCGCTTTGTACTCAGGTTCTTCGCCGGTCCAGCCATCAGACTTCATGCTTGCGAGGCTTGTATAAATCTTCACACGGTCCTGCGTGGAAATAACCGCTGACTTACCGACGATCAAGCCGATGTCGAAAGACCCGGCACTTTGCGCCTGCGGTGATACAGTGACGTTCACCTTTACGATGTCGTCAAGAGATTGCGCCAAGAAAAACACCTACCTTTCTTACCTGTTCGGGACAACTTTTACCTCTGCCGACTCGATGTAGTTGACCGAGGATGTGCGAACAACCTTCTCGTTAAACCGCGCAGTAAAAGTGGAGCGCTCCCACCATTGTCCGGCAAACAACTCCGGCAAACGGACGGGAGCGGTAACGCTGGTTACAAGACGCAGCGGAGCGAACAGTGCGGGATGGGTATATAAGCCAGATCGCACTCGGTCCGCATCGTCGAAACTATTCGGTCCATAAAAGGTCCATGTTACCTGATGCACCCTCGTGTAGCTGGCGACACGCTCGGCCGCGGTCTCACTCATCTTGTTGTACCCCACCTCGACCTGCTGTGTAATGGGCTCGTCAACACTTGCGATGAAAATAAAACCAACGTCTTCGTCATGCTTCCAGGCCGGGGCACCTTCTGCCGGGTACCCGATGCGAATCCGTTTTTGGCTTTTGTCTGCTACAGGATCAAGACCAAGACTCTTGATGGTGAACAGCCAAAAAATATTCTCGATCTCGGTTAACGAGAGTACCGTGTCCGCCATCTTTAATCACCTGCCATCCTTTCAGCCACAGCCTTGTAGTAGCCGTAGTCCCCATACGGGAAAACCTGCTTCACCCGGTACCGCTCGCCGCGCCATACGATCTGGTCGGACGTGCCGTCTTCCCGTGTCCTGAACAATTCCCGGTTGGCATAGAAGCACATCAAACCTGAAACGCGATCACCCTCCGGCAGCTGCTCCATTGTTTCGGCGTCCGCTACAGTCACAACTCCTCTCATCGTCAGCTGTGTTTCGGTCAGCACCGTGCGGCCAGCGGACCAGGTAGCGGACTTGCGATGAACAACATAGGGCTGGGCTAAATTCGGGCTTGTGATGACACGACTTACGTTTATCACTTACATCAGTCCTTCACAACGTAGGTGATAGCTTTACGCAGCTCCCCGGTATCAATCAGGGGTTTATCGCTACCTTTTCTCTTTACAGTAGTCGGGGCGTTAGGAGGCCATCCATTTGCAGGGTTCGTAAACCAGTCCCGCGCGAAGTTTTGCCCCATCATGCCTGCTTTGTGCAGCTCAGGTGTCGGGTCGCCACCATCAAGGGCAACCTCCGACACCCTTCGCAACTGCTTGGCGATCGCCTCCTTGTTGTACTCGATGGCGGGTTCGAGAACCGGGCGCGGCGGTGAGTGCCAAAGTGGAGAACCATGTGTTTGCAGCCACAACTCATAGGCCTTGCTGTACGTCATCTCGCCGCTCTCCACTTTTGGATTCATCTCGTCACGCATGGCCTTTTGGCGTACGCCGTGTGTGTGCACATAAAGCAGCTGAGCGTTTGTGATAGCCTGGCCCGGTTCCTCAACCCTCTCGCCGCCTTCCGGGATTCCCACATACACTTGCTTCCTCGCCAGGCCGTCCAGGAGCTTCTTGATCTCGTTTGTCTTATCGATGCCCGTGGTGACATTGGACAGGGCGCTAAACATGGGTGCCACTCCTAGTAAACATAAATGCCACCTGCCCCGACTATCCTGCCGATCGTCGCGAGCTGCTGGCCATAGATAGTCAGCTTCCATGCAGCCCAACCGTCCAGATCCTGCGCAATCGCTGAATAATCGATGCTGGCCGATACGTCACCCGCTGACTCAGAAGTAACCAGTCCCCTAGTCTGTCCGGCGGCCAAGACCCCAGCAGCGCCGCTGTTCGGGTCTGCTGTGCCCTGGAGATAGAGGGTGCAGAAATGGGCGACAAACCAACCCATCGCAGTTCTCCAGTAAGCGTGCCAACGTGCCTGTCGAATGCTTGCGTTGGCCAGGTCGATGTACATTTGCGTGATCGCCTGCGGCACAACGTAGACCCCGTTAGCATCAGGACCGAACTGAGGGTACATAGCGAGGAAGTCATCATACGTAAATGGGGGGTTACTCCCTGGCCTGATATTTGAAGCGCGTCCGATAACCCCGGACGCGCTCAGACCCCCGTCATTTGCGATTGACATACGAGCTCACCTGCCTTTAGAGCTCATCATCAAGTACGTCGGTACCTTCCCCTTCTGTGGGGACGTCGAAACCTTCGCCTTCTGCAGGGAGGCCACCCTCTCCTGGTTCCTTAACCTTCTCGCTGGGATTTCCTTTTCTACCTCTCGTGGATGCTTTGCCTTTTCCACTCTCAGCTGCCTTTTCGTCTTGCTTGCTCTCGATCACAGTGACGTCACCGCTTATACTTGCCAACTTGAACATGGTCGACGCCGCGACCCAATCCGGTACATCAGCAAAGCTCTGAGACTGAACAACAACAGCGGGCTCATGGCCCGCCGGGTGATCAAATTGAAATGCTCTTTTCGCGAAGATACGCATGCGTTATACCCTCCTTAGATGCCGTCGCCGTAGCGAGCGCACTGGGTGTACAAGAACTTGACCTGGCCAATCTGGGCCGCATACGCGGTCAGGTACGCCATCTCGGTAACTTGCGGCTGCGTCATGACACGGCTCAGCGGCACAGTCAGGTCAAAGTTTACGCGGTCCTCGTCGTTGACGTAAGCAACCATCCGGTCCGTGCCGCCTGTGCCGGCCCCTGCGCACCAACGGGAAGGAGCAATCACAAGATCAACACCCTGGTTCTTGCCGATGTTGTTATCAAGCAGGAACTGCAGGATGGAGATATTCCCGGCTTCGCTCACTTTGGTTCCAACGAGATACGCATACTGCTGCGGCGGAATCAAAATGTGGTTCGCCATACCAGTCAGATCATACTCGGACGCCGCCCACGTTTCCGTGATAATCGTGTTGACGTCCGCCAGAATCTCATCCGGGGTTTTGCTGCTCCACTTGGTTTGGCCGGCAGCCCCCACGGAAACAGAGCGAGCCGTAATGTCCGGGTGGTTCACAAGCCCGTAAACGCCCGCACGTGGTACCCCGGTGTAGACGATGTTATCGATCGACTTGTTGTAGTTCAGTCGGATTCCTTTGTCCAAGATGTCGTCAAGGCTACGCCCGATTCCTTGCAGCTTTTGCTGGTCGACAAACGGAACCTTCAGGATGTTGGCGAAAGTGAAGACCTTGTAAACATCTTTGGTCGCGTCGGCCTGCATCACTGGGATGTCGTTGGTCTCTCCACCGATAATGCCATTCTCATTGCCGCCGGTCGTGGCGTAGTTGATAAACTGATTGGACGTGAACTCAACCCATCCGCCACCAGTTTTCGCCACGATGTCGCGCATCCAAGTTACACTGTTCAACGGTTCCAGGAGCCGCGGATCTCGCTTTTCCAGCTCCCCTACCAGGAAGGCCATCCCGGAACTGATCGCGGCGTCATTCATCATCATCGACGGCCCGAGGCCATCAATCGTGTGCACTTTGCGTGCCATAGGTGCTTTTGGTGCGTTCATATGTGCTCATCCCCCTTGATTACGGATTATTCCGCTGCAGAATCGTGACCTCGGCGACTTTATTAGCGTCGATCTTGTCCGTTTTCCACTTGACCCCGGGCAGCTTGACAGTGTTTGCTCCGTCTGCCACTGCTTCGAACCCACCGACCACCCCATCAGGAACTGCAGGGTTCTCGGCCACGCGCACATACACATCTCCGCCTGCAGTGGGTGTGCCCACATTGCAGAAAACCGTAACAGACCCGCGTACAATGACGTCGCACGGCTCTCCCGGTCGATAGAAACCTTGAGCAGCGAAATAGTCTGTAGACTGCTTTACTTCACGTACCGCAATGCCGGCGAAGGTTGCCGCTGTTCCGCCAGCCCCGAACTTGGAATAGGTATTGTCACTGTTCAGGACAACGGCGTCACCAAAGTTAATGTTTTCTGTGTCCGTCTCCCGGACCAAGCGGTTCGTGATGATCGCGTCAGCGCTGCGCGAAACACTCCCGGGATAACCGAGATTCAAAGCCTTTCCAACTGCAAATCCTGGCATTTTTCATCCTTCCTTTCTTACGCTCTTAGGAGCGTTCCTTGTAGTGGGGATTGTGCTTCTTGGCGATGTTACGGCCAAGTTCCGCGATCAGCTGCTGACGATCAACAGTTTTTGTATCCAGGGCCGGCTGCGGTTTCTTTGGCGTGATGGCTGCGTACGTGTTCTTGACAGGCCGACTCTTGATGCTTGCGATTGCGGCGTCAGCAGCCCGTTTGCGTACAACCGGATCCGGAATAGCCGCGATAATCGGCTTGATCGCTCTCAGCGCCTCGATCTTGTACGCGTTGTCCAGTATGCTTTGCGGGCGGTCATCGGGATCAGATACCGGTCCTTCCTCGTCATCCATGTGCTCGACGGGGATTGTGTGGCTTTCTTCTTCGTCATCAGCGGCGGGTTCCAGTTTCGTTTCAAGTTCCGCGATCGCATCATCGATCTGCTGTTCCGGCGTTTTTTCACTGTCCTTCGCCGCGTTTTCCGCGAGACTAGCTACAAGCTCTGTCAGCTTGGCAACTTGCTCGGCCAAAGCCTGAATTGCCGGGTCCTGAGAATCGGTCGCCCCTCCTTCTGGCTTCGGTTCCTCGTCAACCGTTCCTTTCTCTTCGACCAGTGCGTCCACAGCTTCTTTGATATCCTCCGGTTCGGCGTCCTGCGCAAACTGCTTCAGGCCAATAGCGGCCAGAAAATCAGTGACGCGCGAATGTTTCTTCGGCAGTGCAATCTTTTTTGCCATACTCATATCTCCTTTCAGGTTCGAGTTAAGATTCCCAAGCGCTTGGGAATTTGCATCTCTTATCGCAACTCGGTCACCAGCACGACCACTTTTTACAACAGCAACGTGGTTGCCTCGGATTTGCTTCTGTTGATACGTGCCGTCCTCCATAACCTCGTACACGCAATCGTAACCGCAGGACACCTCTCGTTTTCCGGCCTGAATCTCAGCGATGAGTGTCTGGTCGTACACAACAAGATCGGCAAGCAAAAGATCACTGTTTTCTCCCGTGCCTTGCCGGACATTTTGCACGGTACCTTTCGCATACCAAGTCGCATTTTCAGAGGTAACGGGTACAGGAGGATGCTCGTCGGTAACCACTTTACCCTCGAAGCTGGCTATAGCAGCAGGGCTGAATACTTCTTCCGGGCTGCGATACACCTTCACAATTTCGCCCTTTTTGTCGTCCGCGCCAATCTCTTCGCCCAGGTATTCGTACCAGCCTGTCCGAGCGATAGGGACGTTATGACATATCAAAAAGCGTTCTGGGGTGACCGTCATGTTTGGGCTAAAGCGTGATCCGTAATATGCTCTCATACTTGTCTTTCACCTCCTTTCGGCCGCATTATGCGATCCGCTCGAACTGCCTCCTCGTCACGCGGTGAATCCGGCCACCGTAGTAAACCTTGGCGGGCCAGCTGACTAGGTCCAGATCAATCACGGGCTCCGTAAAGCAGCGGCAGTTAAAGATATCGCCCGCATGGTAGTTCCCAAACGTACGTTTTTCCCCGTTCAGCCTTTCAGGACTTGGCGGATCCGTCCACTTCACAAGCACCCCGTCCATCAGCTTGTGCGAATCACGGACCCGGGAGTCTCCGCTGGTGCGCCAGATGTACCAGTTCACACCGATCTCCTCACTCCGCGCTCGCGTCAATGCGGTGGCCGTCTTACTCACTTCGGTCCTTGCGATCAGGTTCGCCTTGGCCTTTGACGTCTCGGGAAAGAACGCCTTAATCTGTTCCGCGATCTCGCTAGCCCTGGTCCCCTTCATGGCCTCCCGCAGGACATGCTCGTTTACCTGTTTTGCAATATCGAGAGGCAGTGACTTAATGATCGCCGCGTTACGCTCGACCTGGAACCTAACAGCGGCCCCAATCGGACCTCGCAGCTCTTTTTGCAGCGCTGCAAAGATGAGACGCCCCTTGCTGTTATGTTTCGCTGCCTGCCTCCAGGTACGTCCAGCGTCGCTGAACAGGTGAGTCACCATCTTCAAAGCTGATGCCTCAGCGTATTCGGCAAATTGTGGACTGTAGGCATAGTCCCGGACTCGGTCAAGCATTTCGGAAACGTCTTCTAATCCGGTCAAGGACTCGCCTAAACTTTTCAACGCTGCTTGTATCGCCCTGCGGTACGCCTGTTCGATTCGACGTCTCGGCGCCCAAAGTGAATTCGCCATAACTTAAATCACCACCAAACCCCTCCTCGCCTTGATGGGTGCTGTCGTCTGCGTTCTCGATGTCCTCGTCCGTTATGTTGCTGAACATGCCGGTTGTGGTAGAGAGCTGCTTCAGCTCCTTCAGCGCCGTCTTTTGGCTGATGAGCCCAGCATTGTACACTTCGAGGATCGACTTGGTCTTCTTATCAGCCAAGTCGGCGATTTCTTCATCATCCGGTGTGCGGATCGGGTTGAACGTATACTCCAGGTCGTCCGGGATCGCGCCAAATTCGGACATGCACATGATGGGGAGAAGCTTATCCAGCACCGGGCCGAGGATGGACTCCTGCTGCTGCTGAATCACCTCGTAGTAGTTTTGCATGTCACTTTCCCCAGTTGCATTCATGCCCGCGGGGGAGCGTCCAAATAATTTCGTAACCGGGATCTGGCACGCACCGGCAATATCGAGCATGAAACTCTCGTAGATATCATTCAGGCCGGAGAACGTATACTGATGCGTCTCAAAGCTATCGTCTTTGTTCAACAAATAAAGGCCCATGTTTGACATGAGCCAATTTTGTGCCTGTAACGTGTTGTACAGTTCTCGCTGTGCCTGTTCATCCCCGACTCCCAGCATTTCGCCTAGGTCTGACATCTTCAACACGCGAAGGTTGGCCAAGAAGATCAGCTGCGCGATGTTCCAGGACGTGTTATCGCGTTTCTTCAGCTCGTCGAAGACGACTTCCACTTCAGACGCACCCCAGTACGACTCCGCGAGCTTCTCCCAATATGGCAGCTCCCGCCCGATAAACCGAACGATCCGGCTGTGATGCACTCTCTGCGTGCGGCCGTCCTCCATGGTAACCTGATAGCTCTCAGGCAGGCCGAATTCAGGGTCGTCGATGTTGGCGACCAGCTCTGCGCTGGGAGACACTCCGGACCAGCGATCCAGGATCAGCAATCCCTTAAAGGAGCCTGGCATTATCGTGTCAAAGTCCAACGGCTCATGAAGGATATCCTCATGACCCTCGATCATGATGACACCAACCGCACCGCCATACAGCCGGCCCCACTTTAAACCGGTCAGTATCTTTTGCCGTACCCGGCGCACACGCCAAAGCTTGTTCAGCTTCCGGATCTCATCAGGCGGCAGCTGAGTCGTGATGGTGATCCAGTTGCGCGTCATATCCTCCGGAATCACGTCGATGATTTTCCGCACGATCCAGTTATTGCGATACAGACTGTTCATCAGCTGGTAGTTCTGCGTAAGCCGGGTTAACGGGTATTCCGTGCCCTCCATGAGATTCGGTGTACCGTACCCCAGCCGCGCCAGAACGTTGGAAAAAGCGTCGGTGGTCAGGCCCCTGGGCATCTTTGGCTCAGGCCTCTTAGGCGGCTGCCTAGCGTCCCTTGTAGCGCTTCGCTCGCGTCTGGTCATTGGCGTCCTCCTTTCTTACCCCAGAAGACGTCTGGGTTTGATTACAGTTTTCGTGAAGTATCTGATCGCGTCCATGCTGTGATCATTCTGCTTCAGGGGCTTTTCCTTACCGTGTTCAGCCGACTTTTCATCCCACACATAGCTGGCGCGCTCCTTCAGGAAGTTCGGGCAGTTCCGCCGATGTACGCGCAGTTTTCGTTTTGCGATCATCGTGGACGTCATCCGGATTCCGTCTTCCACGTTGTTGTCCGCATCCTTCACGCGGTACCCGCGGTTGCGGAGCGCGGCTTTGAAGCTTGCCGCTGATGGGTCAAGAATCACGTAGAGAGGAGGAGTTTCCGTCCCGACGAACTTCACAAAATCGTCGGCATACTGGCTGTCTTCTTTCTGGACACCTTTTGCGCGGCCGTCGTAATAGTACTCGTTTACGATCCAGCACGTATCGCCATCATCCCAGATGTCCAAAAACACCATGGGGTTGCTGGTGCCGTAGTCGACGGCGATATACCTGCGAGCTCTGGCCTTGAAGCCAAGTGGAAGGTCGTCATCATCGAATGTGTTCAGGTCATCATCCCACATGTCGTAGATGATCCCCTCAGCCAACACCCATAAGCCGAGGATATACCGCTGATAGAAGATGCCGGTAAACATACGCTTGTAGAATTCTTTGCGCTCTTCCGAAAGCGACAGGTTGTCGTCCATCGTGAAGTGGAGGTGGAGCGCGTTTTTCTTCTCAAGCTGATCCAACCACGCAAGCTTGAACCAGTGGTACGGGCCGGCCGGGTTACAGTTAAACCACTGTTTTGCCCCCGTTACGGAGCAGCGGGCAACAGCCTGGTTTACGAAAGACTCCGGCATCAGGGCAACCTCATCGAAGAACATACCCGCCAGCGTGATCCCTTGGATCAGGTCTTGGCTGCGCTCGTCTTTTCCGCCAAACAGGAAAAAGTAGTTCGTCACTCTGCCGCGTCTGATCGTGAGCATGTTGTCAGTCAAGCTGTCGTGCACGTAATACCCACGGCTCTTGAGCATCTGCTTCAGTGGACCGATTACATTCCTGCGAAGCGCTCCGATCGTCTTCCCGGCCATCCCGAATTGCTCATGCTGAAACATCTCCATCGCCCAACAGACGTAGCTGAAGGACATTGCGACGGTCTTTCCGGCGCGTACCGACCCGTCGCAAATGATCGCGTTTTTGTTGTGGTGCGGGCTCTCCGGCATCCACCACGTGAGCACCTGGAGTTGTTTGACGGAAAACGGCTTCCAGCGAAACGTCGAAGCCTTAACCCTCAGTCTCGCTTTCATGCTGCCATACCTCCAGCGCTTTCCCTTTCAGCGCGTCAATAAATCCGTCATCCTGGGCGCCTTCCTCATCGCCTTTCACCATGGCTATTTCGGCTTTGAGCTTTTCAATCCGCAGACGCTGCTCCTCTGTGGCCAAGTCGGATCGGCACAGCTCTTCATACCTCGCGATCATGTTCTGGAGTGTTGACATGGCCCGGGACTGAGCCTGCAGGAACGTTGCATGTTTGTCCCAGGCATGCTGCAACTCCCACTCAACCTCGTCTCCAAACATGCCCGGTTTCTGTCTTTTTAGTACGCGCGTCAAGTCTTGCTGATCACGGACGAACATGATCTTTTGAGCCCGCGCGATCGCCGTGTACTGAATGACAATGTTCTCCCAAAGAATGTCCAGGGGACTTTTCACGCCGATCTCTCCTATGACGGCATGCGTCTCCTCGTCGTCTGGGAAAATACGACGAAAAAAGCCGTGGGTGACTGCATTGCTGTTTCCTTTCGGCGCAGCTCCGCCTCTGTTCCCTACGGCGTATTTGTTTCCTTTCGGAGCCCCCGGCCCACCTTTGCGTTTGGAAGCGTTACTTTGTCTGTTATCGGTAACGTTACTTTTCGGATTGGTAACGTTACCTTTCAGTTTGTCATCCCAGTTGTCCTGGTTCTTCCACTTGCGAATTTGCGAGTCGGACACGCCCAGGACTTGAGCGATATCCCTCAACTTCATAGTGCCGGCGCTGTTTACCCACAGATCGAAAGCTTTATCTCTGTTTGGGCTTCGTTCTCTTGCCACTACATGTCACCTCACCGCCCTTAAACTGGAAAATGAAAGGCTGTTACCATGCATAAGATATGCATAATGTCCCTGAAGAAGTTTACATAATACTCGCTATCGGACCCACTGGAAAAGTACAAAAACCCTAAAAAACACTAAACCTCCAAGGGCTTTATACCCCTACTCAACTTTTATCAGCCGGTGTATGTTTATGCACCCTTGATTTTTCGGCATTTTGGCTTATTTCCCGAAGGCAAGTATGCATAAAATCCTGCATAAAGAACTTCCATTTTTTCCAAATTCGTGGCGCCGACATAGTGTTTGTTTTGTATATGCCTCACTTCCTTCGGCGTGAGGCAGCCGCCGCGAGCCATCCTTATGCCTGCTGCGGTCACAGGCCGTAGGAGGTAGTGCAGCCGACTGGCGGGATACCAGCCAACCGACAAGCATTTGCCCCTGCTTGCCGCAAAAGGTACGTGTCACTGCACACTTGGGGCAGGATTGGCGTGTTCGAATATGAGGCACACTGGACGGGGAGCGAGGTGGCCGACGCCGTATGTCTCGCGATTATTTCCCCGCGCACTGCGCTTCAAGCTTGCGTTGCCACTTGCGCTTTTCCTTCTCGCGGAAGGCCAGCACGCAGTCTTCCCACTCTCTCACTGGCAACGTGATCTGGATAATTTTCATGCGACCCCTCCAAAAACAAAAGCCACCCGTTTGTTCGGATGGCTCGTGCATTTCGCTTTGTATATTTTTCCACGATATCATACTATCACGGTACGAGTGACGGGAAAATGACGTCTTTTTGACACGATTTTGTCATCGGACCAGTTCGACCCCATCAACCCCAAAAATCAGAACTGACAAGGTTTTTGCTGCTTCATTCACGTCTCTGTACACCGTTCTGGTATCTATTTTGTGACATTCGGCTAATTCTTCCGCCGTTCTTTTTTCTTCGGCGATGTACAGCTCGTGGATGATCTGATATCGTCTCATGTCTTCTAGCTGCCCCGACGTTTCGCACATCATTTTGTAGACGCCCAGCATTTTTTGGATGAACTGGACCATCGCCAGCGTCCGCTTTTTGCTTCGCTTGATTGCCTCGATCGCCAGCTCATCAGTGTAGAGTTCTTCAAGGGCTTCTGCCCTCTCCAATGCCGACAACTTTTCCTTCACGCCCTCGCTGTGTTTTACGAACGACCGGTAATGCTTCAACAACAGTTTTGTATTACGCAGCCGCCAATCCTTTTTCGCCTTCTGCTGCTTCTGCTTTTCTTTCTCTTGAAAGTCCAGTACTGCTTGTACAGCTACACGGGCAATCTCTTCAAGCATTTGCGGACTTAATACTTGTTTTTGCGCCATTCTGCTCACCCTCCTGATGAAACCACTAAGTTGTCGGAATGTTATCCCTGCTTCACTCTCTCAATCCGTGCCTTGACCGCCTGCATTAGCGCTTCTTGCCCAGCGGCTTTCCGCTCCAGCGCCTCTACTGCTTCCTCGTCCATCGTCCCTTCTGCCACCAACCGCATCACGACGATTCGCCTGGTCTGCCCCTGCCGATGGACGCGGGCGTTCGCCTGCTGATCTTCTTCCAAGCTCCAAATCTGATCGAACCACACAACGGTTTGGCAGCTCGACTCCTGCAGGTTCAAGCCGTGCCCCGCGCTTTTCGGATGAAGAAGCAGCAGCGGGATCTCGTCATTATTCCAGGCCCGAATGTCCTCGTTTCCGTCTTTTCCTTTCCGCAGCGTCCGCGCTTGCGGGAACCGCTGCTGGATCCGTTCAAGGCTGTGTTTGAAGTTGTAGAACACCATCACCGGTTTGCCTTGTGCCGCCTCGATGATGTCCTCCAAGGCGTCCAGCTTGGCGTCGTGGATCAGCTTGACCCCTTTCTCCTCGTCGTATACCGCGCCGCTGGCCATCTGCAGCAGTTTGTTGCTCAGGACGGCCGCGGTGCTCGCTACTACGTCCGCGTCTTGGTACGGCAGCAGCAAATCTCGCTCCAATTTCTTGTACAACGCCCGCGCTTGCTCAGAAAGTCGAATCGGGACCACGCGATCAATCCTCTCTGGCAATTCCAGCCAATCCTCAGCCTTCATGCTGACGGCGATATCACTAATGGCCTCGTAGATTCGCTGCTCCGCCTCTTTCTTCTCGTGCCATTTGTAGACGATATGGCCGCTGCGCTCGCCAGGGATAAAATACCGTTCCCTGTATCCCGTGATTGTCTTTCCGAGGCGCTCCCCCTGATCCAGCAAGTAGATTTGCGGCCATAAGTCTATCAAGCTGTTTGGTGCTGGAGTACCAGTCAAACCGATCACCCGTTTCATCATCGGTCTGACTCGACGGAGGGCACGGAATCGCTTCGACTGATGGTTTTTGAAGCTGGACAGCTCGTCGATGACGACCGTGTCAAAGTCCCATTTGGTGCCAAGCTCGCTGACCAGCCACTCCACGTTTTCGCGGTTGATCACGTAGATGTCAGCATCGGCTTTCAGCGCTTTCCGGCGCTGCGCCACGCTTCCCAACACCTTCGAGATCCGCAGATGCCGCAGATGATCCCACTTATCAATCTCGCGGCTCCAGGTATCTTCCGCCACCCGCAACGGTGCAATCACCAGCACGCGGTTAGCTTCAAAGTAGTCGTTCAACAGCAAATCAATGGCGGTCAGCGTTAACACGGTCTTCCCAAGGCCCATTTCTAGCAGCAGGGCTATATATGGCGTGTCCAGGATGCGCTGGGTCGCGTATTCCTGATATTTGTGCGGTATATATTTCACTCTTCGCTCACCTCGGCGATGAATCGGTCAATGTCGTCATGTGAGTCGAGTTTGTACACCCGGTGCCCCATCCCCCGAAGTGTCCGCGCCCACTTCTCCTGCAATGGCTGCAGCGGTTTCCCCGGCACCTTCATCTCAACAAACGCCACCCTGCCACCCGGCAGGATGACCAGCCGGTCCGGCACTCCGCGATGGCCGGGGCTGACCCATTTTGGTGCCAGGCCGCCGATCCGCTCGACCTCCCGCACCAAGCGCCGTTCAAGTGTAGACTCCCTCATGTTGCCTCCTTTTCCCGGTTGCCATTTTGCCCTCTACGCGCGCGTACTCTATTTTTTCCTGTTTAACTATACCCGGCGTATACTTAAATACTATTTTTTATACTTTTAAGGATTTTACGGCAACCATGGCAACCGAAGCTGAAAAAACCTTGATGTTGTTGAGCTCGGGAAGTTTCCGAACCGGTGTGTTTATGGCAACCTTTCGGCAACCGTGGCAACCTCTCACGGCAACCTCGGCAACCCTTTGGCAACCACCTACGGCAACCGCTCAAATACCCTTTGGACCCCGTAACCCGGCACTTTCGCTTTTCCTTTTCGTTCCGCCCATCCGGGTATGCGGCGGAGAATGTCCATGATCTCCTTACCTTCCCATGGGCGCATATCGCCTCTCCGCTTCCCAAGGCACTCCACCCATATCTGGGCTGCGCAGACGCGCTGCCGCTTCTGGCCCGTCGGCCGGTCCAACTCGTCAAGCTCTTCGGACTCCAGCCACTCCTGAATAAGACCTTCGCGCGGATCGCTCTCCATATGTGCAGCTTGCTGCCGCTCTGCTTCCTCGCGGGCTTCGTTGTCCAGTTCCAGGCCCTCGCCCGCCCTGTACCAGCTCAAAACTTCTGCCCAGATTTGGCTTACCACGTCGTCGGTCAAATGCTCCCAATGGCTCAACTCTGCCCGCGACGGGTCAACTTCTACCGGCCAAAATCGGCGGTTTCCCGTCGTATCCCGTAAGAAATCCCTCGTATTCGTCGTTCCGAAAAATACGCACTTCCGCGGGAACTCCGACACTTGCCGGTCATAGGCCACCCGGTAGCGATCCTCCGTTTTGGACAGAAAGGCTTTAACCTCCTCGACCTCGGACTTCTTCATGGCCGACAGCTCTCCGATCTCAAATATCCAGCCCGACTGCAGGTGTTCGCCGGCCTCCTTGTTCTCAAATGTCCGCAGGCTGTCGGAAAACCACTCCCGGCCCAGCTTCGCCAGCAGACTACTTTTGCCGGCCCCCTGTGGGCCAACCAAGACGAGCATCTGGTCGAATTTGCACCCCGGGCGATAGAGCCGCGTTATTGCGGCCAGCAGCATTTTTCGAGTCACCTGCCGGACGTAATGCGTGTCGGCCGCCCCCAGATACGTGATAAACACTCGCTCCGCGCGCGCCACGCCGTCCCATGTCGTGCTCTCGATGTAGGCTTTGATCGGGTGAAATGTATTCTTGTGGACGACTTCTGTGAACGCATTCTGGATCAGCTTGGCCGAATTGATGCCGTACACTTTGGCGAACCAATGTTGAAGCCGCTTGTCGTCAGCCGCCAGCCATGGCTCATAAGAACGGTTCGGCCGTTCGCGGTCGCGCCACGGCAGCGGCTTCCGTATGACTTCCGTGTTCCCGAAGGCGTCATAGGCAAGCACCCCTCGCCAAGGGCCATTTGTAAGGATAAGCTCGACATTTCCGGCTGTCGGTAGAGGTAGGCCAGTTTTATGGTGCAGTTCCAGTTTGGTTTCCCAGTCTTCCTCGCCAGGCTCGTCTCCTTCTTCTCCGTCCAGGTCTTCCGCCATCTCGGCAAACTCCGCTTGCCGCTCAGCCGCCGCGAGTTTTTTCACCTCCGGCCGATCCGCCGCCCAACGTTCCATTGCGAGATGACTCGGCTTCTTGGCGTCCGGCGTGTGCTCCTTGACTTGGTCATCGAGATGGCCAAACTTGTGAACCCTCACGAGGTCGAATAGATTGTACGTCCGTCCGTCTGCGATCGGGTCGCTGTCCTGATGGGAGTAGGCCAGCTCTTGGTCCGGATAGATTTGGAGCCCGTTCGCTGACGTGCCGTGGACGTAGGTGTACCGGTTGGGCATGGTTCCGGGCACGTATACGTCGGACAGGAACGTGTCGATCCCCTCCTCGATCGTGAATGCCCGGCAGAACAAACCGATGATTCCGGATTTCTCTCGTGGGTCCTCGGCCTTTTTGGTGGCGGTCTTGAGCTCCCTTTTCTCCTCTGGATGCCGCGGCCAACTCATCACGTCACGCCAATCCTCATACTCGGCCAAGATGTTGTCCACGCAGATCGGGTCTCCTTCGTAGACCTCCAACACCGGCTCCGCGTCTTTGCTGCAGCTCGGCAGGTACATCAGGCGGTGGACCTGGAACGTCGTCTTATCGAAGTAGTGCATGCCGATCTGCTCGGCTACCTTTCGGCTGACGGCCGCGTACTCGTCCGGACTCATGGTGCGATCGGCCGGCGCGATCAGGCGGTATTTGGGCTTGTGTGGCCGATGGCTGTGCGTGGAGTAGACCACATAGGCCCGGCCCCCCAACACAAGCTCCGCGGTGAAGAGGAAATCATCGTCTGCAAAATCGGCATCCAGCGTGATCAGGCTGCGCGTGTCTACGTTCTCCTTCTTGCGCCGGCCGCCTCGGATGAGCCCGCCAACGAAAGCGGGCCCGTCCTTCACCTTCCCTTTCCCTGCCGCGTGCATTGCGTCATATTGCGCCATCGTCTCGCTCGTCCGCCGGACCTTTCGCAAGCGATCAACGAACTCGCCCCAGGTTAAAAATTCAGGTTTCCAGTTCGTGTCGGCACGGTGCTTGCCGAAAGAAATATCCAGTTCGATGTCGTGCATGCCGCCACTTCCTTCATTTCTCGTCTTTCACTGCCCTTAAGTATTTCACTCGTCTTCGTCCGACTCTTCCGGTGTACGGATGATGTTCGTGTAGACAGTGGCATAACACTCTGGACATTCAAATTCCTGTTCATTGTTTGCGATGTCGATCTCTGGATCGCCCATTTCGTCACCTATATAGGCGCCGCAGCGCGGGCAGAAGTTGATGTGCCCATATTTCCATTGATGTTCTGTACCCATAGGGAGTACCACGAATGGTCGATAACCCCCTGCTGCTACGGTTTCAGGATGGAGTACATGTTTCTTTGCATCTTCTATTGCTTCTTTCTCCGTAACAGCGCGGCTGGTTTTCGCTTCAATGCTAATGGTTTCTGTTTGTGCCAAAATTCGATAAAGCATCAGGACATTTTTGGTCTTCATGCTCTGTTCCCTCCCGTTTATCTCAATTTACCGTTGTGTTTCGCGTGCTACCTTGTCCTTGGTATGCGCACCGAATGGAGTTAACCGGTACTGCCCTCGCGTATCAGGTTTCTTTTTGACCAATCCCTCGCGCATCAGGGCCTTGAGGGGCTGGTTGACGTATGAGGAACCATACATCGCGGCCCATTCCTCGTTGATTCCCGGCAGCTTTTTTGCGATCTGCGTCGGAGTCTGCCATTCATTGGTCAATGCCAGCAGCACTGCTTTCTGCTTTTCGGTCAGTCTCATTTTGGTCTTGCCTCCCGACTTACTCGATCTTCTCCAGCATCTCGCACCTGTACCCGGCCCAATGATGCAAGTCCCCGCCGTCGTTTACCCATCTCACGTATACTGTTTTGCCCGACCGAGAGACGTTTTCGACAGTTCCGTTGTTCAGAGACTTGTACCAGTGGCTTCTTCCGTTACTCTTTACGTGCCGGACTCGATCGCCACGCTTCAAACCGTTCAGTGCTACCATGTTCTTACCTCCAGTGTGTTTAAATTCCTATGGCCTTTCGAGTTTCAATCCAGCAGCCGCACTTGCAATCAAGCGTTTTCTTGCAGCCCATTCCAGGAGGGTATGCAGGCGGCTTCGTATACGGTCGATTTGCGTACTGTTTGCGGCCTTCTTGGTACTCGATTTCATCAAGGACCCTGACCAGCTGAGACCGGATTCGCCTTTTTTCCAACCAACCAGCACCGCGTTGCAACTGTCCATGTAGCTGAAGCGCTCTTTCTTTGAGCTGTCTCACATCTGGCCCGAAGAACACTTCTCCCCAAATACTCAATTCCGATTCCCTCCTGTCGTCATTGAAGTCTTTCCGACATCCTCCCAATTAGCCCGCGCACTGCACCTTTGTACTTTTCATGTGTTTCTGGATCTGCAGCCTGGATCTCCGCCAGCGTGGCCAGCAGATCCCGAAAACCGGCAACAAGGCCGTCAAACTGGACTTTAAACCTGATTGCGGTTTCGTTGCCCGGTTGCGCCACCTTCTTTCGTAGCTCGGCCAGCTCCCTTTCGACTTCTTCCGGAATCTTCTCTACTACCGCGGGCACGTCGATCGGCTTCGCCTTCAACTCCGATTCCAGCCGTTTTACTTTTTCCTGTGTTTCTTCCAGTTCTTTCTGAAGTCTTTGGACTTCGGCGTCATTTCCGTTTATGTCTGCGTCAAGCAATTCGTCCTGTAGTTGCGCGACACGCTTCTCCAGTGCTTCGCGCTCCTTCCTCTCCTTTTCGGCCGCTTCCTGGAGCTTTTTCAATTCCTTCTCCAACTGCTTTTTCTCTTTGATCGTTTGCTGCAGCTCGCGCGCGGACATGTTTTCCACGTCATGTTCCTGTACAAACTGCTCCCGTTCTTCTGCCGGGACGCCGAGAAGGGCGAGTGCCTTTGTGTAACTCAAATTCTCAATCGCTTGGAAATTTGAGCCGTATTCGTCCGCGATCCGCATGAAGTTGTTGGCGGTGGACTGGCTATAGTGGACATTCGCCTCCAGCCACGCTCCCCATTCACCGTGAGGGACGAGTGCCTTGACTTCGTTCAGCCGCTTGCCGATCTCAATTGCGCTGCGCAGAACAATTTCCCGGGTCTGTGTATCAATGCTGCGGATCTCAGCCGCAATGACCTGTGGCGTTCTCGTCGTTAATTCACTCATACCGCTACCCCCTGCAGCTCTGTGATTCTATTCCTGCCCTTCTTTTTCATGAGCTTCTCTGCCTTGAACGCATCGATAAACGCCTGCACCTCTGGCGTAGGTAAGCAGTTTCGATAGCCGTACGCCTGCGTGATTTTGTTACCAACCACTTCAACCGTGTAGAATGGTTTGTCCGGTTCCTCTGATCGCCGGATGAAAAACAGGTCGGAGTGTCCCTCAGCGTACCTTTTTGCGTATTGGCCGACACAATGCTGCAGCGCTTTGCCTTCCAGGAACAGTTCGGAGCTGTCCTTTGCCGGCCGAATGAAGAGTCCATCTTTCTCGAACGTAAATTTCTCCAGCTTGGGAAGCCGCTTTGCGATCATTGCGTTTAGCGCTTCGTCCCTTTTGATCTTAATTTTTGCGGTTGTTTTCAGGTGCGCAGCGTGCAGGTTGTTCGGGAACAGTACATGTTCCTGCGAGAGATCCATCCCGAGCTCCTGACACTCTTTCAAGTAGTCACGCCAGGCGGTAAGTATCTGCCCAGCAGTGATGTAATGCCTTTCTCCTCGTTCGAGTTGCTTCAGAAAATACCTAACGACGCGTTCAAAGGTGCCATACTGGAGCAGGGGTTTCAGCATATCCGTGTAGTATTTTGTCGTCAGGCCCTCCATCAGGTGTGCCTGCTTGAATGTCAGCCGCAGCCCCTTACGTTTGAAAAAGTGATAGCTGTACAGCGTGATCGGATTCACTGTGAGCCGTGCCGATCTCATCTCTCTGATCTCGGCCTTCGATAACCGCAGCACCTTCTCCATCGTCTTTCCACGCCAGTTGATCGCGCCGTAGGTGTTGTATCCGCATAGCTTTGCATCAACGAAGCTTCTCAGGCCGAGCTTGGTCAGATATTCGACGCACGGATATTTCGCGGCCAAATCGAAGAACTTGACGAGATCGGGCGACTGCTCGGTGTATTTGCCCCACGTGCTGTACTGAAAAGGTGTGCCCTGGACCGCCTGAACGACGCTTTCCAGTGCAAGGTAACAACGCTTGCTTTTCATCGAGTGATCAAATTCGGAAAAGATCGACTTGGCTTCGTACCATCGTTCGGCCCAATAGTCGCGTCGCAGCATTCTACTCTTGCCCGGTTCAAACAGATACATGGCGACTGTTTTGAACTCGGTTTCTATCTTGTAGTAGTCACCACGATAGTCGCGCACTGCATAAATTCCGAGGGCGACTATCGCTTCCGGATTAACCGCAGACTTTTCGTACCAGACGAAATAGGCATCGTCGATCAAGCGTTTGCGGCTGATACCGCTTGCTTTGACGATTACCAGCGACTTACATTTCATGCACTGCCAGCTTTCTCCGTGACGAAGGTAAGACGCCCCCAGACCAGTGAGATATTCCTGCCGGCAGTGGGTGCAGTAGCCATACTGTTCTTTCCCGATGCGCCGCACGAACAAATAGCGGCTTGAGAGGAAAACCGTGTTGATGGCAAAGTCGACAACCGCCTGGCTAACCGTTTGCGGGAAGTGAGTGAAAAACTCCTGGTGATCATTGGCCTTTGACATGCCCCGTGCCTCCCTCACAGAAAGTCATCCAGCTTGACGTCGAAATCAGGGGCGGCGGGCTTCGTTGGGGGCGCTGTAACGGTCGGTCGGGAGGCTGGCGCCGCCGGAGCAGCCCCCGAGTAAACTGGCCCCTCGATCCCGAAATACTTGAGTACGATAGCGAATCCTTCGGCATCGGTGAGGATCGCCATGCCTTTGTGCTGCTTCTTCCGCGCCTCGTTTCGCATGGCGTCCAGGCTTTTGCCGATTGTCTTGTCAGCGGCCACGATTTTCTCCGCGGCTTCCGGATTAGCTTCCAGGTGGCGGAGCAGGAAGTCTCCGATCACCTGGATGTACGGGTTGTTCTTGTTGCCGTCCATTTCCGCTTTGATTTTGGCGATGGCCTCAGCTTGCATCGCTGTTCACCTCCGGTTCCCTGATCAACCGATCAATATACCAACGAGCTTTCCGAAGATCTTCCACGTAGCCTTTGCGTGACCATCGCCACAGATATTCGATCACCGCCCCGGTGCAGAAGGCATCGCCCCCGGTCAGACCGGTTGTGGCTATCTCGATCACGTCGATGCATTCAATGTCATCTACCGAGCCGGAGCGCTTCTCAGCCTCGTATTGGGCCAAGCGCCCGACCGCGTCCTCCAGTCGGGCCTGCCAACGGCCGATTTCTTCATTTAGGCGATTGATCTCCTGGTCCCGTTCCAGAATACCGTTGGCAAAAGAATCGAGTTTCGCCTCCAGATCCTGAGTCACCTGGCGCAACTGCTCGATTTCTTCATTCTTCATACGCAACAGGCCTTCCCAGTCGACCCCGGGGGCCGCCGCCTCATTTTTATTGGTCCCGTCTTGATCTTTTCCAGACGTCTCTGCTGCTTTTTTAACCGTTGGCATCATATCCAGTGCTCGTTCTTCGGCATCCTTTTCTTTCAACCCCCACTCCGTAAGCAGAGCATAAAATTTCGTTGGGTTACTGGGGAAGTAATTGCGTTGTATATGAGTGCGGGACATGCCGTCCAAGCGAAGCTGCAGATACTTTTCTCGGGTCAGCATTGGGAAAATACCCTCCTTTTTCCATTTTTCAATTTCTTCGGGGCGTAATTTGTACGTGATTACCGGACCGCTGCCGGAAGATCCCATCTCAACATCTCGCCTCGGGACTGGTGTTCCAGCAGCTTTTATTCGATAGTTGGACACTGCTCATCAGTCCTTCTGATAAAAGTCACACTCGAATCCGGCAGCACTTAACGGCAATCCCGGTGCCCACTCAATCGGCCGGCTCATGATCTCGGTCACATGATCCACGGAGCCGGTCCCGATCGGCACATCCAGCACGACCTCGTCATGGACGTGCATGACAATGTCGTACCCCTCGGCGTCCAGCCGCACCAGACTCACGCCCAAGCAGTCCCGCGCGATAGCCTGCACCAGATTCTCCACCAGGCGGCCGCCATACGTCCTGTGCGACATCCATTTCTTTTTGACCTGATCCATCCCGTCGAAGACGAGGCCGTCCTTGCCGAAGTTTGGGTCTGGCTTGATGCGCGGGTTGACGTATGCAAGACTCCGGCCACTTGGCAGATCTGCGAAAAGATAACCTGGTTCGTAGCGGTAGCGAACGCCGTGCTTGAGCTTAACGGTCGTCTTTTCCCTAACCGCCGTAATCGCGGCATCCTCAGCCGCATACCACAGCTTAACGATGTTCGGATTTGCGTCACGCCACTGCCGGACAAGGCGCGGATAGTCGTCCGGATCAATCTCTTTTTTGCTGTCCATCGCGGCCATCGCGTTAGGGCCGCCTTGATAGCCGCAGGCGAGCACAGCCACTTTCCCGCGGGCCCGCAACTCGTAATTTTTATGCCCTTTGACGATCGTCTCCAGCGGCACGCCAAACATTTGCGCCGCCGTCGCCTCGTAGATTTTGCCGTGACTGCGGAAAACGTCCAGCACCCAATGTTCGTCTGCCAACCACGCGACTACGCGCGCTTCGATCGCACTGAAATCCGCCACGATAAACCGGCAGCCGGGAGACGGGATGAACGCGGTGCGGATCAACTGACTGAGTACAAACGGTGGGGCGCCGAACAACATCTCCAGCAGGTCAAAATCTCCGCTCCGCAGCGTCTCCCGCGCCAACGCCAAGTCCTCGATCTTGTTCTGTGGGAGGTTTTGAACCTGGATCAGCCGGCCGGCCCATCGCCATGTGCGGTTCGCCCCGCAGAACTGGAGCAGTCCCCTGGCTCGTTCGTCCGCACACATGCTGCGCTCCATGGCGTTGTATTTGTCCACGCTTGTCTTTGACATCTCCTGCCGCAGCTCCAGAACCCGGCGTGTCTCCTCGTCTGGGGCTTGATCCAGCAGAACGGGCATATGCTCCTTGGACAGACCTTCCGAGGCGTCGACGCCGCGCTCCGCAAGCCACGCTTTAAGCTGAGTCAGGCTGTTTGGGTTGTCCAGCCCGGTGATCTCCTTGGCCTCTGCGATCAGCCGCGCCTCGTATTGCTCATCGCACGCGATTGCCTGTTGGAAGAGCACCGGGTCGAGCCGGACACCCCGATCGTTGATCCGCTGGTCCAACGCCCACAACTTCCACTCGTGTTCTGGAACCGGGAAGCGCTCAAGTCTGCGACGCACTTCCCGTTCCACCACCACGTCCTGCCGGTTGTACTCGATATACTGCTGCCACTTCTCCGGATCGTGGTGCGGATAGTTTCTCGTCCTCCCACCGTTGGCCTTGGTCGGCTTGCATGGGACGGAGAAATACTTGATCAGGTTTTTCCCCCGAGCATCTTTTTGCGCTTCCAACTTGAGCACATCTGCGACACCTTCCAGATAGCCGGGCAGGCCCAGCGCCAGCGCATGAACTGCAGTGCATCGCCATTGGAGAGGATCGCACTCAATACCGAAGTGTTTGGAGATACAAGTCCGTTCAAAGTTTGCGTTGTAGGCGGTTTTGATCACATCCGGGTTTGTCAGATCGTGCAGTACGCGCTCCGGCAAGTCCTCGAAGGCAGTCAGGTCGATCACTTGCACCGGCTCGTCGTCGTAAGCATAGGCGAAAAGCAGGATCTCAAAGTCAGGCGCTTCGACGTATCGGTACACACCGCACTTGGTTAGATCGACGCTGCTGTAGGTTTCAAGGTCGATTTGCAAGATGGTCATGACATACTCCCGCCATGCCGCCGATCCAGGCATTCAATCAGGGCAACAGCCACAGCCGCCACCTGGATCGCCTCTTTCCGCATATTTTCATATCCGCCTTTTTTCCGTTCCTCCGGCCCGTTATCGAACCATGTCTCGTTGACAGCCTGGCAAAGCTCACCGAACTCCTCTCCTAGAATGCCAAGCCAGACAGTGGGTTCGTGATTTTGCTCCCCCCATTTCTGATCCTGTCTTTTTCGTTCTTTCAGAACGCTTAAAATCGCTGGGGTCAGAAGTATCACGTCCATCCATCAAAACCTCCTCATCTTTGGATAAGAAAGGGGACCCGCTGTCGAATCCCCTCTTGTCTCGTTAGCTCATCCAGTCTTCGTCGTCATCGGCGTTAATAACGTCGTCAAATTCCTCGTCGGCGAACTCATCCTGGATGCTTGCACGACCGCCCAGGAAATCCCCGTCTTGCACTTTCACGATGTTATTCAGGCCAGCAGCTACCCCGCGATTGCCCTTCGCATCGAATGGGTAGAAGTTAAGGCTTACTTTGGCATAGCAGCCGCTGTATACCTCGGTGCTGTCCGTGATCTCCTGGAACCTGGTTTTGCCGTCTGGCCCCTTGCCGATCGGTTTGGCGATGCCCGGCTTATTGCGGCTGGTTGCGTTGAGGAAGTAGTGGCCGGCATATGCCTCATCGTCCGGGCGCTCTTCGTCCCCGTCACGCAGCGGCTTCTTGAGGTTGGCCGGGACCTTGCCGCCCCACTTGCTGTTTTTGCCAAGCTCGACAGCGGCGTCAATGGCGGCTTTGATCTTGCGCAGTGTCTCCTTATCCGACTTGGGGATCAGGATGGCCGTGCTGTATTTGTCATTGCCTTGGTCGTCCTGCTGCGGCTCGAAGACGTGTACGTAAGAAAGACGAACCTTTCCGGTGATTACTTTTGTTGCTTGATTATCGATTTTCATTCTGAATCAAACCTCCATATCGATATTTGCGAATTCTTCTTCGATGCTGTTCAGCTCTGGGCGCCGGTCCGTCTCCGGAACGAGTACAGGCTTGCCGGCCGGCTTGACAATCAGATCGCCGATCAGTGCTGTCAGTTCCTTCTTGCCGATCCGCTTTTCAAGCTCACTGATGCCGAGCAGTTCAACCTTGAGATATTTTTCTTGCTCCAGACCCGCCGCCTCCAACGCGACACGGGCCGCCTCCTTGTCCGTGATTTGCCGGTTGCTCCTGCCTTCGACCAGTTTCCACTGTGGGATCTTGTTGCCTTTCAGCGCCTGTTCGTGAGCGTACTCCTCGACGTCTTTCGCCCAGGCTTGTAGCTGGTCGGCGATATGCAGGATGCTGCCGATTTCCTCCAGAGTCAGTAGAGCCGGCTCCTTGAATTCATAAGCCAGCGCGGCCATGTTTGCTTCCGCCCTTGCGCGGCATGTTGCCTTAACCTTGCACCAGCGGCAATGTTCGCCCGCCTTAAACTTTCCCTCGCCGGCATCGGCCAGAGCAGCAGCCGGCTTGACGACTGTCTCTGCCCACTCCAGCAGCTCGTCGATCGAAAGTATGTCCGTGCTGACGCTATCGAGACGTGGCTGTACGATGGTCATGCGTACTTCTTGGATGTCATACAGGTAGCTGTAAGCCGACCACGCTCCAAGCGCGTACAGGCGCATTTGCGGGTTACCTACCGCACTGACAGGTACGCCTTTGCCGTATTTCAGGTCGATGATCTCCAGCACCCCGTCCGAGATGAGAACCACGTCGCCGGTGCCGTATCCTTCCGGCACCCACTCCGAAAAGTCCAGCCGCTCCTCCAGCAGCACCACCGCGTCACTGGATCTTGCCTTCGCTTCCATGAAACGCTCCCCGACAATCTCGACGTACTCCTGGATGGCGTTCTCCATTTCGGCGTTGTAATAAGGGCTTGCCTTGATGCGCTCCAGCTCCGCATCCAACCTGGCACGCTCTGCCGAGTTGCAGATCGTTATCCGGCGGCGCAGCTTGATTTCCCCGAGCTCGTGGGCCGTCGTGCCTTCGTCTGCATATTCACTCCGCTTGTCAGGGATGCCCTCCTGCAGCCGGGCGCTGGGCGGGCAGTTGATCCACTGCGCCGCCTTGGATGCGCTGAGTAATGCGTGAGCACGTTCTGCGTGTGCCATTGTCATGCGCCGCACCTCCGTTGCTCCAACTGCTCCTGCAGGATGTTCAGTTCATTCCGGAGGTGGTCGACTTCCGCCTCTGCCGCCAGCGCGCGCCGGATCGCATACGGCCAGCCGATGCGGGCTTCGGCGATGAAACGGGCATCTTCCGGTAACAAGCGGCCGTCTGAATAATTGATTTTGTGAATGAACACAAAATTGCAAGCTGAATGACCGCATCCGCAGGGTTCGATTGTATAAGGTCCCGGCGTTGCCGCTTCGCAGATCGCCAAGTCTTTTTCCAAGTCACGTGCCATTACAGGGCCTCCAGTGCTGCAAGGAATGCCGCGCGTTTCTCTTCCGGAACGTCAGAAATCGATTTGCTTCCGAACTCATCCAGGAGTGCCTTAATTGCCTTTTTGCCTTCCGGCGTTTTCCCTTTTTCCTGGGCCTTGGCGCGAAGCTCAACGACAGTAGGTACGTATTCAGTTGCATCATCAGCAGTATGGTCGGTTTCGTCAGCAGCGCTCGAATCCTGCTTCTCTTCAGCCTTTTTCGGCTCAGAATCTGGCTGCTTTTCTTGTTTTCTGGACCGATTCTGCTTTTCCGGTTCCTCCGTTGCGACAGTGGGTTGAGGTACGACTACGCCGCCCATGATACCTGTCAGTCCGGTGACAGCTTCTTGCAGTTCTGCCGGGCTACCGGCCACGATGTTCAACGTGATGTTCATATTTACCCTCCTTGATTTTTCAAGCGGAACACGTTACGCTTGAGGTGATAATTGTGTTTTGTTTGAGACTCTGCGCTGCCACGCAGGGTCTTTTACTTTACCCATCCAAGGAAACGTCCTCCAGGCTGGTCCAGTATTCCTCGCCCCGATCGTCCCGGACGCGGATGTCGATTCCGAATTTGCCTTCCTTGGCGTCGATGATCGTGAAATTCCTGGTTATGCTTCCGGTCTGGCCGATAAGGTCTTCACGTTTCTTTACCTGCATCGAAACTCACCCCCTTTCGTGGATCACGAGGCCACCGCGCCCCAACCTCTGCGCGGCCGCTGCAGCTCCTCGGCTGCGCCGCTTGGCCTCGCTATGTAGTGGAGGTTCTCGACGGAAGCATCGACCTATGGGACAACTGTGCTGCACAGTTATGTGATCGCTGCCTCCGAAGCGTGTCCTCCGGGGAGAGCCCATGGATAGCATTAAGATTTTTGGGTGGTCAATCGCACGTTGGCGTGTGCGAAAGCATGGGCCCTCCGCGCAGGACAAGCCTGCGTTACTCGCTATCAATTTCAGACAAATGATTTTCAATCATCAAAACGATCTTTACCAAGGCGTTTTCGGCATCTCCCCATTTGCTACGCTCCAATACGTTGTGAAGCAGGATACGATACCGCTCAACCTCCGCCTCCGCTGCCACCGCCCGATTGATCCAGTGGGGCAGGGCTGTGCGGGATTCGGCGATGAAGCGCAGATTTCCCCTTGTGTATGTCGTCGCGATCACTTCTTCCGCGACGCCAGTAAACACCGAGATATACGGTTGAATGGCATGTTTTCCTTCCCATTTGCCCGGCGTCGCTGCCTCACACATCGCCAGATCGGCTGCGGCGTCACGTCTTTGTTCAGACATGTTGCAGATCCTCCTTGCTCCCCCGGCTCCAAGCCGGTATAATCGGAGTAAGAACATTTCCAAAAGCGTTTATTGGATGGCCGTCCTGCCCGACGGCCATTCTGCCTTTTTGGGCCTGATGGGCTTCTTCGATTTCCCGTTCGATTTCCTCGATCTGCGCCATGATCCACCAACTCCAGGTATCATCATCTTCGTACCAGCGTTTCATTTGCCGGTAGATCAGTTTCAGTTCTTCGATTCTCCGACGAGCTGCTTTGAAATCGTATCCCTTCACACCGCATCATCCTTTCTTAGTTTTTTTGTTTTCCAGAAGCCGGTCGCTGTAGCCACGCCTCAAATCTCTTATGTTCCTACGTAAGAGCTTGCTGACATACGATTGTGTCAACCCGAAGCGTCTAGCAAGTTCCGGCTGCCTGTAACCGTTTAGGTACATCATGAGCATGCGATGCTCACGCGCGGGCAAGGTCTCCAGTAGAACTTTCAACACCACAGCAGTTTCAACCGATTCTTTGGAGGGGATTACTTCTTCCAGTGTGCAGTCATCAACTGTCCGATCAGAAAGGTAACACACCGGTGAGCCGTATCGTTTCTGTGCCCGTGATTTCCGAAAAAGTTTCCCGATTTTGGATTCGATGCATATGATGGCGAAAGTTGAGAAGCTCCCCTTCAAGGGATCGTAACGTCGCAAAGCCTCCCACAGCCCGAGGCTTCCCTCCTGAACGAGATCGTCATGATCAACGCCTGGCGGCAGCTTGTATCTACTTTCGAAGCGATATGCGACGAGATGGACCAGTTTCAGGTGAGGCCGCATTTGATCGCTTATGGTTTGGCAGTTCAACGGCTTCACCTCCCCTCGAACTGAGCCAGGATAGCGTCGCGCTCCTTGCGCAACTCCTCGATCCTGGACTTCAGTATTTCGACCTCAACACTAGACATGTAAAGGCGGTGCTCAGCCAGGTCGCGTGCCAATCTGATGTGTTCCTGGGTGATCTGCACGAGACGGTCACCGTGTTCGGAGTTAACCGCCAGCCAGATGGCCCGTTTACTGAAAGTGTTCATCGATTGTCACCGCCTTTCTGAAACCGGCCGGCAAATTCTTTCCAGGTCGCCAGCAGTTCCTGGCGCTTTTGGCTGATCCTGTCTTTGACGTCTTTGTCCGGTTCGATGAACATCGACAGACGCAGGCTGCGATACACCAGGCCGAACCATCTGCCTGCATTCTGGAGCCCACTTGTGCGATACGTCTGTTCCAGCGAGTGAGCGAATTCCTCTTTTGTGAACACTCGATTACCTCCTTTCAATCAACAGTCTTGCGTTCATTCGACTGGAGCCATTGCTTAAACGATTCCCGGGTGACCCTCTTGCTGCGTCCAAGCCCTTGAATCAGAGGGAATGATTTCAACCCCATCAGTTCATATGCCCGGCGTTCAGAGATGCGAAGGTATTCAGCGATATCCTGTGCCGTGAGGATCGCTGGCAGGTCTTCCAGCGCTTTCAAAGTCTCACCTCCCATCAAGAGCATCAATCTGCCGGCAAATTTCGTGCTGCCATTCGGTATCGTTGGATAGGCTCGCGAGATATGACTGGGCTTCAAGCAGTCCCAACTTCCACTCGCGTTCTACAAGAAACCGGTGACAGAATCGCAGGTCGTCACGTTCGACAGTCGTTAGCTGACGCTGCAGAAGAATTCCAACCAACTCAAGCAGCCGTTTCTCGACAGCGTGCATCGCCAGCGCCTCCCTTATATGGCTTGTACTGCTTCGCCCTTATACTTGTTGATAAAGTAAATCTGGCCTTTTCCGGTCACCTTCGTGGTCTTGACCGTTCGCACCGTGCCGTCAGGGCCGTTAATTGTTCGTTTCTTGATCTCGAACAGTCCGAGTTCAAGCGCTTTTTGCGTCGGATCGTTCCAGCGTTCGTCCTTCGTCTTCATCAGGTACCCTTCATTCCGCAGCCGTTCAAATAGCCGATTCTGGCCGATATTGACGCCGTTTTGCTTGAGCAGCTTTGCTAATTCGCCGATCAAGATGCTGTTGCTTGATGTTTCGAGAGCTTCTGCAAAGAGGACTTTCGGTTTGTCAGCTTCGATTTTTGCGGCCAGTTTGGCTTTTTCTTCATTTGCTTGTTTAAGCCGCTGCGCCAGGTCGATGATCGTGTCCGGGTTGAGCAGTACTTCCTCGATTTTTTCCGGCGTCAGGTAACCGCCGTGCTGGCGGATGGACGGGAGGACTTCACTTGTGACCCATCTTTTGAATTCTTTGGCCTTAGCTTGAATCTCTGGATTGTTGCCTTGTTTGGCAGCTCCGAAAATTAAGCTGTAAAGGCCGGACTCGTTAATGAATTTTTTCTGCTGCGTTCTACCGAGTGAGTCGGTGACTCCGTAGACCGCGGAGTCATCTTCATCCACGTGGTTGTTAATAGCATCATGAGGTTTTGCAAATGATAGCGCCTTAGCTGCTTCCGTTGCCCCGAACCATTCAACCCCGTCCACAATGATTACTGGCAGATCGCCAAAAATTGAATGTCGGAAAATCTGCGGTTTGTCCACCGTCGGTCACCTCTCATATCAAAATTGCTGTGTGCCGCCGGGAGTAGGGACGTCGTAAAACGCGACCCCCTCTTCGCGGCAATGCTTTGCGATTGCGTCTCGAGGGTTTGAGTAGCCAAGGATTGTCGCCACTTGAGTAGCAGCAAACATCTCCTTGCCGTTGATGTGAATAATGTGCACCTCACCGAAGTCAGCGTGATTGAAAATCTGTAACTGTTCCATCTTTTCACCTCACGTATCAAATTAAATTTGAGTTTTGGGCATACTTAAATAAGCACCACAAATTATACTTGCGGAAACTCAAATTTAGGTATATAATCAAGCTATCTGGTAAAACTAAATTTGAGTCAATCACACAAGTAAAAATTGGGTTCATGCAAATCGGGGAACAGCTCCTTATCGGACACACCGAAATAGTGTTCGATCCTAATCAATAGTTTGGTTCCCGGCACCGACCTTCCGTTTTCCAACTCACGAAGGTGTGTTTCGGTGATGTTTAAATCCTGCGCCACCTTGCGCTGAGTCCCTTTTTGCATCCTGAGTTCCTTCAGTCGAATTCGTGGTTTAGTGGTTCCAGCCACTCCGTTTTACACCTCCTCTGTTGCTGTAATATCACTATACCACTCAAATTTTATTTGAGCAATACCCTTTTGCTAAAATTTAATTTTAGGAGTGGTTAATTATGTCTCTTGGTTCAAGGATCAGAGAGTTTCGGCTGAAAAGAGGCTTTACACAGAGTCAAATGGCAGAAAAGTTGAATATGACCGAAGCCAACTTTTCCAGTTACGAGCGGGACAAAAGCACCCCACCTACTGAAAAATTGAATCAAATCGCATCGATTTTAGGTGTATCTACAGATTACCTGCTTGGCCGTACAAACGATCCGTATGTACAGCCAACAAATGCCGACTTTGAAGATATTGATGAAGAAGTCAGATCGCTAGCTAGGGATATTCAGAAACTTGATTCAGGGAACAGGGTTCTGCTCAAAAATTTGATTAAATCACTAAGTAACCGAGGTGATGAGGCGCGAGATGATAAGTAATGCAATTTCCTAAAGCTGCTCGATATGAAAAGGCTATGCGATCTGCCTATGATTTTCTTTTAAAAGAGGACATAACGGAATTTCCTATAGACCCTTTTGAAATAATTAGAAGAAACAAATGGGGGCTTTGTACTTATTCAGAACTAGCAAATGAGCATAATGTTACTGTGGCCGAAATTTGTGAAGCGTTTCAAAGTGAAGACGGATACGTGATGTTTAACGGAAGAAATTACACAATTGCTTATAACGACACGATTGATAATTTTGGAAGAATCCGTTTTACCTTAATGCATGAAATCGGCCATATTTATCTAAATCATTTAGTTGATTTTGAAGAAACAATACTATCAAGAAGCAAATTAACCGAAGAGAAATACAAAGTTCTGGAAAATGAGGCAAACTGTTTTGCCAGAAACACACTGGCTCCAGCCCCTCTAGTGAATAAATTAAGAATAAAATCTGTGCATGACTTAGTGTATTATTTTCACGTCTCTCAATCTGCAGCTAGAACAAGGCTTCAGTTTTTAAAAAAGGATTCGCTTAAAGCAATAAATTTTGCATTCATACTACTTACCCAATTCAAAGGATTTATACATTCGGTCCTTAATTCAAAATATTGTTTACGTTGCAACCATTACTTTATCCATCAAACTGCAAAATTCTGTCCAGTCTGTGGGCATAACCATTTGTCAAAGAGAAAGGGGTTCGATGAAATGCATTACTCCGGAATTAACTTGGATGAATTACATAGGGCTATCCAATGCCCTAGATGTCAGAACGAACATATCATTGGTGACTATTGTCAAATTTGTGGAGCATATTTGGTTAACAAATGCACTGGTTTCTCGGATGAACCGGGTAACCGGTATAATGGCCCTTGGCATATTGAATTCCAAAATAGTTGTGGAGCATTTTTAGACGGTGATGCTCGGTTTTGTGTTCAGTGTGGCTCGACTTCTACGTTTTTTGAATCCGGGTTATTGAAATCATGGGAAGAGGAGAACGAAGATATAAGAAAACAAGCATCTATTGATCCATTTGCGGATTTTCAAATAAAGGACGATGACCTTCCGTTTTGATTTTAACAGTGCTTCTCTACATCATAAATTCTGAATTAGCGAGAAAGGATGGGATTCCATGAAAGGACATTTTAGAAAACGTGGCAGTACTTGGTCGTTCGCAGTTTCTCTGGGGACTGACCCCGAGACAGGAAAGCGCCGGCAGATTACACGCTCCGGATTTAAGACCAAAAAAGAGGCGGAGATTGCATGCGCTGAGATGATCGCTCAGTATGAGCGCGGCGAGCTGGTCATTTCGAAGAAACAAACGCTGGCGAGCTACTTGGAATTTTGGTTGGAGAATTATGCAAAGACAAAACTCAGGCAATCCACCTATACCAACCACGAGGTTGCCGTGAGGAGCCGAATCATCCCTGCGCTCGGTCACCACGAGTTGGACAAGCTGTCACCATTGCATGTCACCAAATATTTGACGGATCTTCAAAAAGAGGATCTCTCCGCCGACTACATTAAGTATCTGCACGCAGTGCTGAGTAAGGCCCTCAACCAAGCAGTGAAATGGCAGCTGATCCCGAAAAACATCATGGAGCATGTCGATCCTCCGCGTCTGGCCCAAAAGGAAATCGTCACCTGGACAGCAGAACAAGCAAATGAGTTTTTGTCATATGCCAAGGAGGATAAATACTACATCGCATTTGTCCTGGCGATTTACACCGGCATGCGACGCGGGGAAATTCTGGGCCTGCGTTGGAAGGATATCGATTTCGATCAGGCTAGAATCAGCGTGCAGCAGACCCTATACCGTCCCTCTAATTCAGGGATCATCTTCCAGGAGCCAAAAACAAAAAGCGCGAAAAGGCGGATCGCCATCCCACATTTCGTTGTTCAGGAGTTAAAATCTCACAAGGCCAAGCAAAACAAGTTCAAGCTTCAATATGGCGCTGGCTACCAGGACCACGATCTCGTTGTATGCTACGATGACGGTCGGCCGCAAGACCCGCGCAACCTCCTTCGGCATTACGAGCGGATCATAAAGAGAAGTGGCCTGCCGTACATTCGCTTCCACGATCTGCGGCACACACACGCGACGATGCTCTTGCAGCTCGGAGAGCATCCGAAAGTGGTTTCAGAACGACTTGGACACAGCCGGGTAGGCATAACCATGGATGTGTACAGCCACGTCTTGCCCGATATGCAAAAAGAAGCTGCTGACAACTTCGAGAAGATGATGAAGCAAAGTCGTCCGAAAACGCTTTAGTTCAATAAAGGTTGTCAAAATGTTGTCAAGCGACAACGAAGAGGGACCATGTTGTCAGGGTGGGTACATGACAACATAAGAAAAACCCTTGATTTCTCAAGGGTTTCAGCTTCTTATGTATGGTGATCCGGACTGGGTTCGAACCAGCGACCCCCACCCTGTCAAGATGGTGCTCTCCCAACTGAGCTACCGGATCATGTTATGTAACTTTTACAATCGTCTGTCTCATGGTGGGCCC